GAGCCGGGGCAGCCCCGGGTGCCGCTTCTTGAGCTGGATCCACGGGTACCGCCGGGCCAGCTTGTACGCGTACGCCAGGTCGTTGACCTGGTTGTCGTCGGTGTTGAGGAACAGCCAGTACTCGTCGATCAGCCCGCGCTCGACATCGCGCCGGATGTACTCGACCAGGATGGACACGGTCTGTTCGCGTCCGTAAGGCGTCCAAGCTACCACACGCTTGTTACCTATCAACCGCGTGCCTCTCTACGTAATCGGCCATCCCTCGCAGGCGGCTCGGGTCGTCTCGGTAATGCCCGAGTCCTTGATTGCACCCGGGGCACAGGAGTCCTCTCACGCATTTCCCGCATGATGTACGACCGGGGCAGCACGACCGGTCGTGGTCTACGTGGGAGGACGCCAACGTGATCGGGTCTCGGCACCCTTGATTGGCGCATTCGTGCAACTGATCTTCCAGCATCTGGGACAGCTCGGCGTCCGTCTTTCCATACCGGGCCAGCCGGTACGCCGCGCGTCTCTTCTCCTGGTTGTTGGCTATGTAGTTTTGATTGTACTCTGCTGTGCGTCTCTTGTTGTCAGGGTCGTCTCGGTACTCCTTGACACACGACTTGCAGTATGGGTGCAGCCCGTCTTTGCGGCTTCTGCTGCGGCTGAACTCAGACTCGTCTTTGGGGTCCTTGCACCGGACGCATTCTTTCACTGGACGATTATACTACGTCCAGATCATTTCTTGCCTCCGAACAGCAGCGGCGCCCACTTGTCGGCCGCGATCTTCTCGATGGTGTAGCGGCTGGCCTCCGCGCGGGCGGCCTCGCCCATCCGGCGCCGGGTGGCCGGATGCCGTACCAGGTCCTCGACCGCCTCGGTCCAGCTGTCCCCCGGGCCGATCAGGTACCCGGTCACCCCGTCGATGACGAAGTCCCGGTAGGGGGTGGTGTTGCTGGCCACGATCGGGATTCCCAGGAACGCGGCCTCCAGCGCCTTGGTGGGGAACTTGGCCTGGTTGTACAGAGTGTCCCGGTACGGAGCCACCCAGACGTCGAAGTCGACCGTGTCCAGGTACTGCTCGCTGCCGTGGACCCAGCCGGTGATCCTGTATCCGGGCTGGGCCATCCCCAACTGCTTCATGACCGGGTACGGCACGCCGACCGTATGCACCACTCCCCCCATGTCCGGCACCCGGCTCAGTGCGCTCTTGACCCGGTCGCCCAGCTCCCACTGGGTGAACGAGGACCCAGCCCAGCCGACCACCGGCCGGTCGACGCCGAACCCCGACCGCTCCCACGGCCCGGGCCGGTCCAGGTAGCGCTTGGGCAGCCCGTTCGGCACCACCACCGTGTTGTTGCAGTACACTGAGAACAGCTCGGCGATGCGGGCGGTCGCGCACGCGGTGTACGAGCTGGAGAACGCGTTGGCCAGCAGCCGGGCCTGGATGCGGCTCTGCCCGTACTCGAACGCCGACTGGCCGAACTCCGGGTGCTCCGACAGGTGGAAGTAGTCGTCGTCGGCGTCGAACACCGTGGTCTTTGCCCCGGCGAAGTTCCACCCGGCCCACTGGGTGGTCGGGCCGGGGGTGCAGACCCGCTGGCCCAGGACCGCGTCGGCGTCGGCGTAGGACGGGTCGTACTCCACCCCCTGGCCCACGTCGTGCCCGAGACCGCGCAGGGCCTCCGCCACGATCCGGGTCCGGTACCAGCCGCAGCCGCCCTCATCGGCGGCCCACAGCCACGCCTTACCCACGGGGGCGCGGGCTGACCATGCCCGGCGTCCACGCGTCGCCCAGCTCCTGCTGCGCCCGCCAGACCGGCAGCCAGTTGTCCTCGAACCAGACGACCGTCTGGCTGACACCGGCCTCCAGGCTGAACAGGTCGGCCGGGTCCATGCCGATCAGATGCATGGTGTGGTTCCGGGCCGTGATCCGAGCGCCCGGGGTCTCGCCCGGCCGCATCGGCAGGTGGACCAGCTCCGGCTGCTCCTGCCCGGTCAGATTGTGGGTGACCGTCCGGACCAGGTCGGCCACCTCGTTGACCGTGCGGTGCTCGGTCGGCCCGATCTCGATCACTTCGTCGAACAGCTTGTTCTCGGCCGCGAACAGCAGCGCATTGACCAGGCCCTTCGCCACGTCGCCGACGTAGACGCAGTCGGAGACCTGCTCGCCGTCGCCGTAGATCTCGATCGGGGCGCCGGTCAGCGCCCGCGCCACGAAGGCAGGCATGATCTTGCGGACCTTGCCGGGGCCGTACGGGCTGGCCATCAGCTGGCGGGGGCCGTAGGCGTTCACCACCCGCACCTGGTTGATCCGGGTGCCCCGGTCGCGCCGGTACATGTGGCCCAGCGATTCGACGCAGGTCTTGCTGGCCGAGTACGGGTTCGACATGCCCGCGTTGCCGACGCAGATGTTGACCACCGGGATACCGTACTGGGTGGCGGCCTCCATGACGTTCATGCCCGACTGCACGTTGGTCATCACGGCCGGGCGCGGGTTGTACACGGTCTCCTGCGTCCCGAGCACCGACGCCAGGTGGATGATGCCGTCCACGTGCGCGGCCAGCTCGGTGACCGCCACCTCGTCCCGCGTGTCGCCCAGCATCGACGGAAGGTACTTCAGCGGGTCGCCGGGGAACGTGTGGTGCTTGGCCCGGTGGTCGAAGATCACGGGCTCGTGCCCGCGCCTGGCCAGCTCGTCCACCACGTGGCCGCCGATGAATCCGGCACCGCCCGTCACTGCGATCTTCAATTGACTCTCCTGCCTTCGGGACTGTCGACCGGGCGAGCCTAGCATACGCAGTCTCACGTAATCCAATGGTAGGATTCCGGCATGTCCCGCATACACTTCGAAGACCCTCCGGAGCACGACCCGGGCAGGCGCTACGACAACCAGCAGAACCAGGACCGGGAGCAGATCCTGCGCGCCCTGCGGGCCACGGCTCCCGGCCGCTGGGCCATCGTGTCCTACCACCGGTCCAGGGCCCGGTCCGCCCAGGTGGCCCGCGAGCTGCGGGGGCGCCACCCCGACTTCGAGTTCCGGTCGGGCCGGTCACCGCAGTGGGGGGAGGTGGTGTATGGCCGCCACATGGCGGCGAACGTTAAACTTGAGTGAGTGGCCGTCGCGCCAGGACGACCGGCCCCCGTCGCGGGAGAGTCGTTTGTCCATAAACAGGGGGGATGACCGATGGCGTCGCTAGTCTTCCAACAGGCGGGCCCCTGGGGTATCGTGGCCATAGTGGTGGGTGCCGTAGTCTTCGGTTACCTGGTGCCTCGCCCGGTACTCAAGGAGACCCGCAAGGTCGCCGAGATCTGGAGAGAGGCGTATGAGCACGAACGAGCAGGCCGCGTCGCTGCCGAGGCGCAGCGCGACAGGCTTCAGTTCGAGTACGCGGAGACAGCCAACCGCGTACTCGGTGCCCTCCCTGTCGCCGCCAGCCGAAGTATCGGGCCGGGCCGAACCCCCGACAGCGGAGGAGATCCCGATGTGGCTGTGGCCGCTAAGGGCTAGGAAGCGTATCCGGGCCGAGCTGCAAGAGGCCGAGGCCGCCCGTACTGCGGCCCGCCAGCAGGCCGCCCAGACAAAGGACCGCGCACCCGCCGTGCGCCAGCTCACGCGTGAGCTCCAGCAGAAGCGGGAACTGCCCCTGGAGGCCCTGTTCCAGGCTGGCGTAAGGCATCGCCGCCCCTAGCCACCGCGACAATCCCTGTGGTACCCTGGGGGTATGGACAGCCCCATGGAACCCGTCAGCAACGCCCAATTCGGGCGCGCGGTCGGCGTGCATTTCACCACGGCATCCCGATACCGCAACGGGGATCGGGTGCCGTCCACCGGTGTGGCTCTGAAGATCGCGGAGTCGTACAACCTCGACCCCGGAGACATCCTCCGGGCCATCTCGGCCGGACGCGAGGCGTTCGGCCACTTCATGCGCATGTACGTGTTCGGCCCGGAACCCGACGTGGACCTGAACGCGGACGGCACCGAGAAACGATCCTGGAAGAAGGCAGCGTGACCAAGACCAACGGCGGCATATCCCCGGCCGCCGCAGCCGAGATCGCCCGCGCCATGCTCACCGATGCGGTCGGGCTCCTGCGGGAGTCCGGGTTCGCCAACATCCGGTTCGACCAGTGGGAGCACCCGACGACCAAGGTCATGGTCGAGACCGGGTACACCTACGGGGAGACCCGGCTGACCGTCCACGACGGCGGCGAGGTCAGCGACCTGCGGCTCACCGGCCGGAGCAGCCGGGAGTTCAACCGGTTCCGGCGGCTGGCGCTGGCGGGCATGTAGCGCACGCGGAGGGGGGTGGTGTGGGGTTTCGCCTGCACCACCCCCCTCCGCTTGTGTCGGGATACTTGACAGCCGGACATCCCCCCGTGTAGGATGGACCCGTCCGCACCGAACACCGAGCTGGAGGTTCCCGAGATGCCCGCCCTGACCGCCCCGCACAAGACCCACACCGCCCCCGCCCTGGCCAGCGAGGCCGCCCGCGAGTTCGCCCTGAAGCTCATAGCCCAGCGCAGCACGGCCGGTATCAGCCCGCGCATGACCGGCTGGGTCGCCCTGATGGAGCACGGGTACAACATCCCGGCCCGCAACTGCTCGATGTTGATAGACTCGCTGAAAAAGCAGCCCTACAAGCCGGGATCCGCCCCCAAGCCCCAGGTCGAGGAGGGCTTCTTCTGGCGGGAGGGCCAGTACTACCGGGCGCAGCTGAACCGCGAGGGGACGCGGATGTACGCCAAGGTGTGGGACGGCTCCGGCTGGGGGTACGCGGCGGGCGCGCTGTCCAAGCTCACCGAGGACATGCGGCTGTCGGCCGAGGAGGCCAAGGCGTTCGGCGACCAGTTCCACCGGTGCATCTTCTGCGGCCAGGGGCTGACCGACGACCGGAGCATCACGGCCGGGTACGGCCCCACCTGCGCCGACAGCCACGGGCTGCCCTGGGGGTAGCCGCACAGACCGCCGGGTGCCGTCCTCCGCCCCTCGCTGGACGGCACCCGGCCCCGGGCCGCACTGGTTGTGGCGGGGGCTTCCCCGATACCCCGCAAGGCAGGTTCGATCCCTGCCCGGCCCACTCTGCACCACCCGCCCCGACTCACACGAAGGACCCGAAGTGACCGACGAGACCAGCACCACCCCCGCCCTGGACGCCGTGAAGTCGGTGGAGGCCGACATCACGCAGGTCCTGACCGATGCCGCCGTCCCGGCCCCCGAGCCGACTCCGGCGCCCACCCCGCCCGCCCGGTACGTCACCGTCTGGCCGCACACGCTGGGCGACTTCGAGAAGTTCCCCGACGCGGTGGCCACCGTCCTGCCCAACGGCACCCTGCTCATACACAAGTTCGGTGCCCCCGCCTCCCTGCCTCCCATCAAGGGCTACGCCCCCGGCTCCTGGATCACCTTCGAGCACGTGGGCGACTACTCGCCCCCGGCGCCCCCGCGCCCGGCCCTGGCCTCCCACCGGGGCGCCCCGGCCCCGGCGGCCAAGGTCGAGACCACGAATTACGCCGTCCAGGAGCGGGCCTCCGTCGACGTCGTGCGCAGCGCTTCTCCCGCCCCCACCGCCGCCCCCGGGACGCGTCTGCGGCAGCCCGACGAGCGGCCCCGGTTCTACGACGGCCGGGACAAGGACGTCCCGCCGCCCGGCACGACCGCCCGGCCCCGCACCGCCCCGGTGCCCGAAGGGAGTGACGACGACGCCCCAAAAGCCTCTACGGGCGGCACCACGCCGCCCATCGAGCACCTGGCCGAGCCCGCGTTCTGGGAGGACGACGAGCGGGCCGTTCGCCCGAGCTTCTGGCGCCGGGTGTGGGCCGGGCTGATCGACGGCCCGTTCCCCGACCCGTCGAAGACCGGGGAGTGACCAGCCCCGCCTGGGTCAACAGCCTCATCGGGCTCCCGCCACAGGCCCGCAGCTTCACCACCCGCGCCGGAGACACCGAGGTCCGGGTCCGCACCGCCCAGCTTGTCATACCCGCCCGCTAGACTGTCCGAAGGATGCACACTGTGACCAACACGATCGTCGAGACCCCCGGCCACCTGGCTGGCGACACCTTCAGCGAGGGGGGGAGGTGGTGCACGCCCTGCGAGTGCGGGCGGCGGTTCACGTCGGACACCGAGGCCAAGGCCCAGGCCCGCTGGCGCAGCCACGCCAAGCAGTCCTCCCCGCCGCAGACGGTGGGCGCCCCCGTCCCGGCCCGCGCCACGGAGTGCGGATGCGGGTGCGGCGAGCCGCTGGCGCCCAAGGCCGGGGGCCTGTTCCGTTCCGGGCATGACGCCCGGTACAAGGCGATCCTCACCCGGGCCCACGCCGCCCACGAGCAGGTCCGGCACCCCTGGACCGGCGAGCAGGCCGACCCGATGGCCGTGGCGGACTGGCTGGACGAGCGGCGGGGCGGCGGCACCTTCTGGCGTGACCGCGTCGCGGCCGGTCACAAGCCCCAGCCGGAGCGCAGGGTCCCGGCCCCGCGCGCCGGGTCGCCGGACGCCGCTGCGGCCAGCATCCTGCGGGTCGACAGCCTGATGGCCGCGATGACGGCGCGCCGTCCGGTCCCGGGCGACGTCGGCAAGGTGGCCCTGAAGTCCGGGACCTTCGGCGCCCGCGTCCAGCGCCGGAACAACGAGACCAGCCTGGTGGTCCGGCTCCTGGAGGGCCAGGCCATCAACACCGAGATAGTGATATCGGACGACAAGTTCACCAAGGCCAAGGCTCCCCGGTGACCCGAGACATCACGCGCGAAGAGTGGGCCGCCATGGTGGCGGCCACCATCGCCGACCACCCCAACTGGATGGCCGCCACCATGGCGGCGGTCCAGTCGGGGGCGGCGGAGGCGATCGAGCGGCAGAAGGACCGGATCGCGGACCTGAGCCTGGGCCTGCTCGAGGCCCTGAAGGACCGGCGCAGCCCGCGCCGGGACAGCGCCCGTGTCGTGCGGGCGATCCAGGTGTCCCAGTTCTACCCGACCCAGTGGTCGGCCCGCCAGATCGCCCGAGAGGAACGAAAGCAGAGTTGACCAGTAAGATAACGATCTCTTGGTCGGAGATCGACACGTACAGGCAGTGCCCCCACAAGCACGACCTGACGTACAAGGAACGGTGGGTGGGGCCGACCACCTCGCCCACCCTCCAGAAGGGGACCCTGTGGCACAAGGTGCTGGAGGGCCACTACCGCTCCCTCATGGAGCAGCCGGGCAACCTGATCGCCGCCCAGAATGCGGCCCGCGCCTGGTGGCTCGAGTGGGCCCGGGGCATCGACGAGGAGCTGGCCGAACTCGTCTGGTGGATGTATGAGGGCTACGTCGACATGTGGGGTGCCGATGACGACTGGGACATAAGGGGCGTCGAGCAGAAGCTGGAGGTCCCGCTGCTGACCGCGCACGGCCAGCGGTCCCGGTTCAACCTCAAGATGCAGGTCGACCTGGTGGTACGCGTCCGGTCGATGGGCAACAAGCTGTTCATAGTCGACCACAAGTCCGGGGCCGAGCTGCCCAAGCGAAAGAACCTGGATATGGCCGACCAGTTCAGCTTCTACCTGTGGGGCATGCGCCAGCTCGGGTATCCGGTGTTCGGCGCCATGTGGAACGCCGCCCGGGCCAAGCGCCTGAAGACCGTGGTCACCCCCCTGCCCGACCGGTTCGCCCGCCCCATGCTGTCGCGGACCGACCACGAGCTCACCACGGTGGCCACCGAGGCATACGCCACCGCCCGCAAGGCATACGCCGCCGGTGCGATCGCCGAGCGCCACCCGGACGCCGATACCTGTTCCTGGAAGTGCGGCTTCCTGGAGGCGTGCCTGCTCGGCCGCAAGACCGACGGGGTCCGGGAGCGCCAGTTCCTGCTCGACTCCGGATTCATCACCGACGGCACCCGCCACTAGGAGGCAGCCATGGCCAGGCACCCGCACTCGATCGGGGGAGGGGTGGTGTACGTGCTGTTCGCGGGGCCCGTCCTGTTCGCCTACTGGGTGTGGGTGCTGGCCTGGCGCCTGGAGCGGCGCGCCACGCGGACCGGCATGCACTACCTGCACAAGGCGTATCTCTGGCTTGAGCGCCGCAAGTAGGTGGACAGACCACCCCCCGGCATGGCAGACTGATCCGGTCGTACCAACGGCGATCTCGGACCGGTTCGGTCTGCGGATTGGTCTTCTTCGGGATGGCCGGGGTGGTGGCAGAGGGTCTCCCGTATTGACAGAGGCGGGCGGCACCTGGCACAGGCGCGTACACGATCGGACGGGGCGTGGGTCGAGCAGTTGCTGCTGCTCCCTCGCCCCAGCCGCGCACCTTCCGCGTCGCTAAGCTGGCTGGATTCCAGCTGCCACCCCGGCAACACACGCAGACAGAATCCAGAGAGACAGCCAGAAGCCAGAGAGAGACCACATTGAGCATAGCCAACCGGTACGCCGCGTCCCTGGACGAGGCGGCCGAGTACCTGAACGTGCTTTACTACGGCGAGCCCGGGTGCGGAAAGACCACCGCCGCCGCTGGCCTGGCCCGGCTGGGCACCGTCTACCTGGTGGACGTGGAATCCGGCGCCAAGCCCTCCGCCCTGCGCAAGAGGGGTATTCCCACCAGCCACATCCGGCCGGTCCCCGTCGAGACGTACAAGGACCTCGACGACTTCTACTGGTACCTGAAGCAGGAGATCGAGGACACCGAGCCCGGCACGGTCGCCGGTGTCGTGTTCGACTCCATCTCGGAGATCCACGACCAGCTGATCCGGGGCCAGGTCGACAAGCGCCACGACAAGGCCGTGCGCAAGGCGTCCAACCCCCGCACCGGCGAGCTGCTCACCGAAGTCGAGGACAACGAGTTCCTGGTGGAGCTCGGCGACCGGGGCATCGTCACCGAGCAGCTGCGCATCATCGCCCGGCGGTTCCGCGACCTGAAGTGCCACACGGTATTCGTGGCGCTGGCCAAGCGCGAGGTCGAGTCCGAGGGCCAGGTCTACCTGCCCCAGCTTCCGCCCAAGTTCGGCGGCAACCTGCGAGGATTCGTCGACCAGGTGTGCTTCCTGGTCAAGGCCGACGGCGCCGAGGACGACAGCGGGTACCTGGGCGTCTTCCGGGACACCGGCCGCTACAAGGGCAAGGACCGCCTGGACGCGACCCCGCCCGTCATGGCCAACCCGTCCATGGACCGCCTCATCAGCCTGACGTTCGGAGACCTCGACCTGTCCCGGGACGAAGCCCAGAACGGCTACCTGTCGCGCGTCCTGTCGCGGCGCCCGGCCGAGGACGGCCAGGACTCCGAAGCTTCGGGTTCGGGCGAATAGGCTTGCCCGGGGGTCAACCCCCACAGTAGAGTCGTCCCAGACGAGATCACAACACAGCACGCAGAAAGCGGTGAGTACCATTCCTCAGCTCAGCAACTCCACGGCGAAGGCGGTCGAAGAGGCCGAGTCCCTGGACTTCACCCCCCTTCCCGAGGACGTGTACGTCCTGGTCCTGAAGGAGGAGGTGGAGGCCAAGGAGGGCCCGAACGGCGTCTACTGGAAGTGGGCGTTCGAGGTCGTCTCCACCGGGTCCGGCGACGAGACCCACAAGGGCCGCAAGCTCTGGACCAACACCTCGCTCGGCGAGTCGGCGATGTGGAAGCTCAAGGAGGTGTTCTCCGGCTTCGGCGTCCCGGCCACCACCAACACCGACGACCTGATCGGGTGCAAGGTCAAGGCCCTGGTCGTCCAGCGCCCGATCGAGAAGGGCAGCCGGGCGGGCGAGATGGGCAACGACATCAAGCAGATCCTCCCGGCCGAAGGTGCCGACGCCGCCCCGGCGCGCGGGTCCCGCAACGGCAAGAAGGACGACGATCTCCCGCTGTTCTGACCGGCCTCCGGCCATAGCGAAACCCGGCCCCGCCGTCCCGATCCGGGACGGCGGGGCCTGCTGTCGGTGTACACTCGGATTCTCGGTCTCTTTGTGAAGGATGAACGGATGCCGCATGCACGAGCACGTTGAGAAGCAGTGGCGGGAGCTGGCCGAGCAGGGGGTATTCGTCTTCCCCCTGGCGGCCGGGGGAAAGAACCCCGGCGATCTTGGCGTGAAGTGGCAGAAGACCTGGGTGGACAAGCAGCGCAACCCCTGGCCCCAGCTGGCCAGCGCGTACGACGAGGCCGAGGGCCTGTGGATGGCGACCGGCCGCGTGTCGATGCGGGTGGTGCTCGACATCGACAAGCCCGAGGCCGGGGACTACTGGCGCGACAAGATCGGCGCCGACCTGTTCGACCGCGCCCTCCGGGTCAGCACCGGCAAGGGGTACCACCTGCACTTCCGGATCCCGCCGGAGGACGACCGGCCGTGGGAGTCCCACTCGGACAACGACCTCGGGTACGACTTCCGGGGCGACGGGGGAGGGGTGGTGATCCCTCCCAGCGTGCACGCCAGCGGCCGGGTGTACGAGTGGGCGGGCGGCGAGCTGCTCGACGTGCCGGAGGCCCTACGCCACCCCGCCCACACCAAGCCGTCCAACGTGAAGTCGCTGGACAGGGCGCGCGAGAAGAAGACCCCCGGGTCGACCCTGTCCGGGCTGCTGTCCGACCCGCCGGAGGAGGGCGGCCGGAACAACTGGCTCACCAAAGTCGCCGGTCACCTGGCCCGGCTGTGGCCCGCCCCGATGGCGGACGCCTACACCGAGCTGGTCCGGTACATCGGGGCCACCCTCCCCGACCCGCTGGAGGATGCCGAGTCCCTCAAGACGGCCGAGTCCGTCTGGTCCCGCGAGAAGACCCACACCGAGGGCCTGGCCTGCCCGCCCGAGGCCGGATTCCTGTCGGCCCACAACGGCAAGATGTACACCCGGTGCAAGGGCGAGGACGGCAACATATACGCCAAGGAATGGGCCAACTTCGACCTGGCTGCCCGCCGCGTGGTCCAGGAGCACGACGAGCGCGTGTTCTACGTCGACATCGTGGCCGAGCACACCACCTACGCCAACGAGCCCCTGCGGGCCGACGTGCTCGGCAACATCAACCGCCTGAACGTCTGGCTGGCGGCCCACCACATCGTGATCATCGGGCAGCCCACCGACCTGTGCAAGATGTCCTACGGGTCCCGCCTGATCCAGTATCTGCTGCACCAGAATCCGCCGATGGCCCAGATCGCAGAATTCTACGGCCACCAGGACGACGGGTCGTTCATCACTCCCGACGGGATCGTGGAGGGGGGTGGTGTAGCGCCCTTCCGCTCCGTGATCCCCGCCGCCTATCTGTCCGGGTGGGTCGGGTACCGCTACGGCACCTGCCCGCCCGAGGAGGCGCTGTCCGTGCTGCGCGAGGTGCTGACCTTCCAGGAGGAGACCACCGCATCGGTGTTCGGATCCTGGTGGGCGATGGCCCTGCTCAAGGGCAGATTCAGCAGCTCGCTGTTCCCGTTCATGCTGCTGGAAGCCGGGTCGGAGTCCGGCAAGACGACCGGATTCTTCGCCCAGATGGTCGCGCTGGCCGGGTCCAAGGACGGGGCGGGGCAGCACACCGCCGCCTCCTTCCGGGACGCGCTGGCCGCCCACCGCAACGGCATCGCCTGGCTGGACGACATGACCGAGGTGTCCACCGGCCAGGTGGTCGACATGATCCGCCAGGCCACCGGCGAGAGCACCCGGGGCAAGAAGGGCCTGGACAACAAGTTGACCGAGCGGGTCGCCCTGCGGTCCCCGATCCTGGTCTCGGGCGAGGGATCGGGCACGATGATGTCCGAGAAGGCCATGTCCGACCGTGCTGTGAAGCTGACGTTCTCCAGCCCGAAGGGCCGGATGAGCCTGCGCGACCCCGAACGCCCGCAGTGGGACGACGTGGTAGCGCTCCAGGAACGGTACGGAGGCACCACGGGAGGGCTCACGGCGGTCTCCGGGACCCTGGTGGCCATGGTGCTGGCCCGGGCGTCCCTCCTGTCGTCCCTGGCGTCTCTCCGGCCGCCGGGTGCGGGCCGCCACGCGGACAAGATGGCCATCCTCCGCATGGGCGCTCGCGTCCTGGCGGACCTGACCGGCGACCAGTCCCACGTGGCCCGCGTCGACGCCTGGGTGGAGGCCCAGGTGGACACTGGGGCGGCCAACCTGATGGTCAACGAGATCGTGCCCTGGGTGCTGAGGCAGGGCGGGGGTGGTGTGCCCACCATGGCCAAGGGCTGGGTGCCCGCGTTCTACAGCCCGCAGTCGGGCACCGTCTGGGTCCACTCTGGCCAGCTGGCGGACCGCTGGCACGAGCGCAGCAACCTGTCCGCCCGGGAGCGCCAGCTGGGCACCCAGGCCGCGATCGACACCGAGCTGGCCGCCCTGGGTGCAGCCAGCGCCCGCAAGACCGTCGAGTTCCACGGCAAGAGCGAAGGGGGCAACGTCCAGAAGCGCTACCGCGAGATCCCCCGCGAGTGGACGGCCCACATCCTGGACCGGGCCGGTGTGGATCTCGGGACGGCCGCCGCCCTATGACGGCGCCCGGGTGTCATAGCGTATGACCCCAGGCGTCATACTAACGCCCCGCCACTAGATTGTGACGGGGCGTTACTGTGCCCAGGCCCCACTCACTTCCTTACCCGTCACATGACGTCATATCTCTCCTAAAAAATGTCATATTATTATATGGGCCTCGGCCTGCGGTGGGCGTCTCTTATATGACGGCATGACGGTATGACTGCGGTATAGCGCTTATGTGTGCGTGTGTATGCGTGTGTATACGCGCCCGACCCCCCTTTCTCCGGACGGCGTCATACCGGCCGGGGTGCGGATTTCGGTCGGGGGTGCGCTTGACAGCCTAGCAACCGCTGGCATAGACTGGGTACCAGATCGAGACGAACGGCAGCGGGTTACCTGGCACGGACTATCCCGCCGCCGAACCCCCTATCCCGATCGCGTACTGCCCGGCCCCACAGCCGGGAATGCACCACCCGCTGGTCCCGAGCCGAAACGCAATGGGTTACCTTTTGTATCGGACGAAACCAGTTCCCGTAGCGGAGTCATTCGCCCGGGGCCAGCGGCAGCAACACCCCCGGGCGCCCTGTCGCCCGGGGTCCCGAGAGCGAGCAGCAAGGATGAGGCGCCAACCAACCGGGGCGCCGGAGTCCCGGCCCATCTCTCTCGGGGCCCCGGGCGACAGGAACCGGGCGGGCCGAAGGACATCGGTTATGGACTCTTAATCCCCGGGTTGCGGGTTCGAATCCCGCCGCCGCCCCAGGGCGGCGTAGCTCAATTGGCAGAGCAGGTAAACGCCGGTGTCCACCCTCTCGCCCGCCCGACTCCGACAGTCCGGGGCCGGTCGAAGGCAGTTCGGTTATCTTTTGGGAAGAAAGAACGCGGGTTCGAATCCCGCCGCCGGGTCCGTCCCGGTGTAGTGTAGCGGCCTAACACATTAACCCGGACAGCCGCCCCCTCACCGGCCCTCCAAGGTCCTGTAGCTCAGCGCGGTTAGAGCATCCGCCCGTCAAGCGGAAGGTCGCCGGTTCAACCCCGGTCAGGATCGCCAGCCCCCCGGAAGAGCAGAAGCGCACCCCGCCCAACCACTTGCCCGGGGTTATCCTCGTTCAACCGGGGGGCTGCACCGCCCCAAGATCGCCCGTGCACCACACGAGCCGAAAGGCAGTACCATGGACGCCCTGAGCGCGTACCACTCGTTCGCCCGCAACACCCCGCAGTCCCACCCGATCCCGGGCCGCGAGACCGAGATGGCCCGCAACGGCGCCGGTGGCTTCTCCTTCACCAAGGACGTGTGGACCCGGCTGGGGGACTTCCTGATCCTGGGCACTGAGGGCGGCACCTACTACGCCGACGAGCGCAGCCACACCATCTCGAACGTCGCGGTGGTCCGCCAGGCCCTGGAGCTGGACGGATCCCGCGCCGTCGCCCTGGCCGTCGAGATCTCCACCGCCCGCCCGGCCCGCGCCCCCAAGCCGTACCCGGCCCTGTACCTGGTCGCCGCCGCCCTGGCCACCGGCGACCTGGACGCCCGCCGGGCCGCCGCCGACGCCGTCCCCCGGGTCGCCCGCACCACCGATCACCTGTCCCACCTGTTCGGCTACTACAAGACCCTGAAGGGTCGGCCGGGCAGGGGTGGTGTGGGTCTGGCCGCGCCGTCCAGCGTGGTCGTCCGCCGGGCCTGGGCCAACTGGTTCACCCAGGCGCCCCCGGACACGGTGGCCCACAAGATCCTGAAGGCCGGTCAGCGCAAGACCGGCGACGGCGAGGCGTTCACGCCCGGCGACCTGCTGCGCATCGCCCACCCGCGTCCGGCCAACCCGGTCCAGGAGGCGGTGTTCCAGCTGGCCCTGGGCCGCAAGACGCCCATGGAGGTCTCGGGATTCCTGGCCTCGGCCAAGGCGTTCTACGAGGCCAACCGCGTCACCACCACGGCCGAGGCGGTCCGCGCCATCAACGCCTACCACGTCCCGTGGGAGTTCCTGCCGGACGCGGTGCTGAAGTCCCCCGACGTGTGGGAGGCCCTGGTGCCCCACCTGGGCATGACCGCCCTGATCCGCAACCTGTCCCGCATGACCACCATCGGTACCCTCGGCCCCTTCCGCCAGTCCAACGGCCGGGTGGCCAAGCGCCTGCGCAACCCGTCCGAGCTGGCCCAGGGCCGGATCCACCCGTTCGACCTGCTGCTGGCCCACCGGGTCTACTCGTCCGGCCGGGCCCAGCCCCACCCGAACGCCCCGGTGCGCACCTGGAGCCCGGTGGGGGAGGTGGTGCGCGCGCTGTCCGACGCCTACTCGCTGGCGTTTGCCAGCGCCGAGCGCACCGACGCCCGGATGGTGATCGCCGTCGACGGGTCCGGGTCCATGATGAACTACCGGATCCAGCACGGCGGGTCGTCCCTCGGGTCGGCCTACCACGTCTGCTCGGCGGTCGCGGCGATGCTGGCGGGCACCTGCTCGGACCAGACCTGGCTGATGGAGTTCGACAGCCGCCCGCGCCCGTCCCAGGTCCACCCCGGGATGTCGCTGTCGGAGGTCTTCTCCAAGCGGTGCGGCGGCGGCGCCACCGACCTGGCGGCCCCGGTCGGGTGGGCGCTGGCCAACGGGGTGGTCACCGACCTGTTCGTGCTGCTGACCGACGGGGAGACCTGGGCCGGTCAGCGCCACGCCTCCCAGGTGCTGGCCGAGTACCGGGCCCGGTACAACCCGAACGCCCGGCTGGTGATCGCCTCGACCACTGCCGCCGGTTACTCGGTCGGCGACCCGCGCGACCCCGGCGTCCTGAACATCGCCGGGTTCGACTCGGCGGTCCCCACCCTGGTCAACGGGTTCGCCCGCGCCTCCCGGGCCGCCCTGTGACCCGCCGCACCAGGTACGAGTACGCCGACCCGGACGACTGGTCGACCCGCCGCACGGTCGAGATCGACCAGTGGGAGGGCAACTGGTCCGGCCAGGGCCCGGTCGACATGACCGGCCGCCCGATCCAGCCTGGCGACTGGGTGGCCAAGGTCTACCAGTCGGGACGCTCCGCCAACATGGAGGTCCGGCAGGTCCGCGAGGTGCGTCCCGCCCGTCCCCGCAAGGACTGGCGGGGGGAGGTGGTGCAGGACCCCACTCCCCGGGTGTACCTGTCCGACAGCAAGACCCCCGTCGACTACCCCGGCCGCATGCTGGTGGTCCCGTGGGACCCGGCCGGTGGCCGGGTCCCGGGCCTGAACCCCTGAACCACACGGGCCGCCGACTTCGGACGGGCGGCGGCCCCGACCCGCTGCGGTGGCGCCTTGGCCGGGAGCCCGCAGCGGGGGCGCAGGGGTTCCAGCCCCTGCGCCCGCCGACCCCGCCCCGACTGATCCGGGGCGGGGTCGGCCCCTGTCCGACGCCGAGTTCCCCCTCGCCCGCTTGACAGCCGGGCAAGCTCCCGGCTAGACTCGTCCCATGACGATAAAGACCTGGGACGAGGCGGAGGCCAAGTTCGCAGCCGCCTGGCCCACCTTCCAGCCCCGCCCCCAGCAGCGCCTGATGGCCCAGTCGGTGGCCCGCTGCTGGTCCGGCAACGCCAACCACCCCCGGCTGCTGGCCCAGGCCGGGTGCGGTGTCGGCAAGTCGGTCGGCTACCTGGTCCCCACCATCGCCTCCGGCCGCCGGGCCGTGGTCGCGGTCTCGACCAAGGCCCTCCAGGACCAGGTGTACCTCAAGGACCTCCCCATGCTGAAGCAGGTCCTGTTCCCGGACCTGACCTTCGCGGTCCTAAAGGGCCGGTCCAACTACGTGTGCGCCCGGGCCTGCGACAAGAACTCGATACCCTACCAGGTCCAGCCCGGCTCGAACGGGGAGCGCGGCGACCTGGTGACGCCGGTGACCGACGACCAGTGGCGCAGCATGTCGGTGGACGCCGACGGCTGCATCGGCCGCAAGCAGTGCCCCTTTGCCGACCAGTGCTTCAGCGAGCGCGCCAAGCGCCTCGCGGCCGAGGCCCAGGTCGTGGTGGTCAACACCTCGCTGCTGACCCAGCACCTGAAGCTGGCCCTCACCACCTCCGGCAACGCCTCGATGCTGGGCGACGTCCAGGCCGTGGTGGTCGACGAGGCCCACGAGATGCCCGACATCGTGGCCTCCGGCCTGTCCACCCGCGTCACGATGCACCGCCTGACCGACACCCTGTCCAGGCTGGCCTACCACCTGACCGCCAAGGACGTCCCGGTGCGGGTCGCCCGCGCCACCGAGCTGGCCGCCAGCTTCTTCAACGGGGCCGCCGCCTGGTTCCAGGCCCAGGACGAGGACCTGCGCACGGCCGACCTGGCCGACGACGACCGCAAGGCCCTGGGCCCCCTGATCGACGAGCTGGCCTACCTGTCGGCCCAGTCCGGCAAGGCGATGTGCAGCTGCGAGCCGGTGTTCGACAACGACACCGGTGAGGAGCGCCTGCTGTGCGAGTACGCGCGCCGCACCTCGTCGCTGCTGTCCGACGTCGCCGACTTCGCCGACGACACCCCCGGCCACAGCGTGGTGTGGATGGAGTACAACGGGCGCCAGGTCGCCCTGTGCGCCGCCCCCGCCGAGGTCGGCGGCTTCCTGGACTCGGCCCTGTGGAACCCCGACTGGCAGCGCCAGCCCACCAAGGCCGTCCTGTGCTCGGCCACCCTGGCCGTCGGCGGCGACGCCTCCTACCTGGCCTCCCGGCTCGGGATCTCCGGCTACGACTGGGAGGACGTCGGCACCCCGTTCGACTACAAGACCCAGGCCCGCCTGTACCTGGCCCCGGCCTCCGCCCCCAACCCCGCCAAGCAGTACGCGGACTGGAAGCGCTGGGCGCAGGACGAGATGTACGGCCTGATAGACGCGGCGGGGGGTGGTGCGCTGCTGCTGTTCACCAGCTCCGCCGCCATGAGGGAGGCCCACCAGGCCCTGGCGCCGCGTCTGCGGCGGCGCCGACTGGGTGCCTACCTCCAGGGCGACGGCCTGGACAACCGCCAGCTTGCGGCCCGGTTCGCGGCCGACACCGACGGCGTCCTGTTCGCCACCCGCTCGTTCATGACCGGCGTCGACTTCGCCGGTAGCACCTGCCGCCTGGTGGTGGTCGACAAGATGCCGTTCCCGGTCCCCACCGAGCCCGTGTTCAAGGCCCGGTGCGAGGCCGCCGACAGGCGCTGGGGCGAGAAGGCCTCCTTCCGCAAGGTCTCGGTGCCCGACATGTCGATGGTCCTCATGCAGGCCGCCGGGCGCCTGATCCGCACCGTCGAGGACCGGGGCGTGGTCGCCATACTGGACCCCCGCCTGCGCGCGGGCTGGGCCCTGTCCATCCGCCGCTCCCTGCCCCCGGCGCCCCTGGTGGGCGCCGTGGACGACGTCCGCGACTTCTTCGCGGCGCTCCCGGCGGGAGTGGCCGCGTGAGCACCCTCATACCCCCGTCGTTCCCGGCGCGATTCCAGTGCGTCGGGGGCGCGGTGGTCACCACCACAGCCGCCCCCGGCCCCGTCGGCCGGGACTTCTCCCTGTCCTGCAACGGCTGCGGCCTGACCTACTCCTGCTCGACCGCCGCCACCTGCCGCAACTGGCGCCGCACCCGGGGCCGCCGCCACCTGATGAGCCCCGCCGAGGTCGCCCACTTCGAGGGCCTGTCCTGGAACGTGGTCCACACCGTCGCCAACCAGCACGCGGCCCAGTGCCGACAGACCCCCATCACCTGACCGGAGGAACGATGACCGACCTTCTCGAACTGTCCCAGATGATCTTCCTGTCGGCCTCCGGCGAGCCCGCCGACCTGGACCACGGCGGTATCTCGGTCATCCGGGCCCAGACGGCCCAGCGGTATCCCGACCGCAACAACATGCTGTGGGACGTGGCCAAGCGCTGGCACCGCGACCCCGACGGATCGGCCGCCCGCATGCGCGACTGCCTGACCGTGGCCATCGGCTACCTGGACGACCAGCAGCTGGCCGACACCGTCTGGCGCCACCTGTTCAATGGCTGACCGGGGGGAGGGTGGTGCAGCCGACCACGGCGACGTCCGGCGGTTCTTTACCGGGTGCCGGTGCCTGCGGTGCCGGGCGGCCAACGCCGACTACCGGCAGGACGTCGCCCGCCGGAAGGCGTACGGTACCTGGAACCCGTTCGTCGACGCGGGGCCGGTCCGGGACCACGTGCGCAGGATGATGGATACCTACGGCTGCGGCACCTACCTGATATCCACCCTGGCCGGGGTGTCCTCGTCCCAGGTCCAGCACCTGCTGGGCATGGGGCAGCGGGACGGCACCCGGACGGCCGCCAAGATCCGGACCGAGACCGCTGCCCGGCTGCTGTCGGTCCGGGTCAGCCTGGACGTGCTGCCCCCCGCCCAGCCGGTCAGCCCGCTGGGGTCCCGCCGCCGCCTGCATGCGCTGATCGCGGTCGGCTGGCCGCGCAAGCACCTGGCCACCCGGTATGGCTTGGACGACAACCGGTTCTTTATGCTGGAGCGCAGGCCCAGCACCCTGGCCGACACCGCTCGCTGGGTCCGCCGCATGTACCTGGACCTCCAGGGCCTGGTGCCCGAGCACAACGGGGTGAGACTGCAGACCGCCGTTACCGCCCGCAGCCTGGCCGCCGACCGTGGCTGGCCGCCGCCCCACTGCTGGGACGACGACACCATCGACTTCGCGGAGACCATCCCGGACTGGACCGGCCTGTGCGGTACCTGGCAGGGCGCCGAGCTGCACCGGAAGCGGGGGATCCTGCCCAAGTGCCCGCCCTGCGTCGGCGCGGCCCGCGAGCACCGGGCCGAGCTTCGCGCGGCCCGAAACGCGGTGGTGTGATGTCCCCCATGAGGATCCACTACGACTGCGAGTTCCGGGAGAACGGGCGCGTCATCGACCTGATCTCGATCGGCCTGGTCCGCGACGACGGTACCAGCTACTACGCGGTCAGCAGCGAGTTCGACCTGTTGGGGCTGGCGCGCGATCCCTGGCTGTCCGAGTACGTCTGGCCGCAGCTGCCCAAGGTCGGCGGCGACCAGCGCATGTACGCCCTGGCCAGCGTCCCGCTGCGGGCCCGCTGGTCCCGCCGCGAGTACCTGCACCGCTACCACACCATGCGCGCGGTCTTCGACTGGGAGAGCCCCCTGGTGAAGGACCGCGCCGCCATCCGCAACGGCGTCCTGGAGTTCGTCCGGGCCACCCCCTCGCCCGAGCTGTGGTCCTGGTACGGCGCCTATGACCACGTCGCCCTGGCCCAGCTGTGGGGCCGGATGGTCGACCTGCCCCCGGGCGTCCCGATGTTCACCCACGAGCTCCAGCAGCGCGCCGACGCCCTGGGGTGGTCCGTGCCGGACCAGCCCCGGCACGGCCAGCACCACGCACTGACCGACGCCCACTACCACAGGAAGGTGGCCCACATGATGGACGAGTACGAGGCCCGGCGGGGAGGGGTGGTGTGATGCGCGACGAGCCGCGCGGCCCCAACCCGGCCGTCCGGGTGTACTTCCACTACCCGGCCGCGCCCGGCGAGACGGACGAGGAGTACGGCACCCCGGTCGCCACCCACCGGCTGTACGTCAACGGCCCGCAGATGGACGGCACCTGGGAGACCGCCCACCCGCCGCAGGTGGGGGACGAGATCGTCCTGCACGACCAGCAGAAGCGCACCACCCACATCCTGTGGCGGGTCGTGCGGCGCCAGTGGATGCCCGCCTCGTTCCTGTCGGTGAACTGGCCGGTCCTGGAGCCCCACCAGAAGACGCCCCTGTGGCTCAACGTCCTGCTGGAGCCGGTCGAGGACGGGGGTATCCTGTGACCCGCCTCGGTACCGACATCTCCAGCTACCAGGACGGCCTGGACTTGGCCGACCTGAAGTTCGCCAAGTTCGTGATCGCCAAGTGCAGCCAGGGCACCGGCTACACCGACGCGAACTACAGGGGCTGGCGGGCCCAGGCCCGGCAGCTCCGGCTGCCGTTCGGCTGGTACCACTTCCTGGAGAAGGGCAACACCGGCGCCCAGGTCGCCCACACCCTGGCCTGTGTCGGCGGGGCCGACGCCGGACTGCCCGGCATGCTGGACGTCGAGCCCTACAACGACAGCCGTCCCGGTGTTGCTGACGTGCTGGACTACGCCCTCGCCGCCGAGAAGGCGGGCCTGAACCTGAAGCTGGTCTACTTCCCGCACTGGTACTGGGCCGAGCTGGGCAGCCCCGACCTGTCCGCTCTGACCAAGTTCGGCCTGACCCTGGTGGCCAGCTCCTACCCGGGCGGGGTCAACGATCCGGCCAGCCTCTACCCGGGCGACCGGTTCTCCGGCTGGAACAGCTACGGCGGTGCGGCCCCCGGCGTGCTCCAGTACACCAGCACCGCCAGCGACGGCGGCTACAGGCTCGACTACAACGCGATCCGCGACGACAGCGTGTTCAACGCCATATTCACCCAAGGAGCTCCCGACATGACCCTGGCCCCCGACGAGCGCGACTGGCTCAACAACCTGTACTCCGCCGCCTTCCGGGGCGGCCCGTCCTGCGGGCGGCCCGTCCCGTCCGGGCACGCGGGCGCCTCCGAGGGCGGCGGCAACAGCATCTTCGCCCACCTGGACTACCTGACCGAGCTGCTGGAGTCCCTGGCGGCCCGCCCGGCGGGTGCCCCGGTGGATGTCCCGGCGCTGGCTGCCGCCCTGGTCTCCAAGCTCGACGTGGCCAACCTGGCGGCCCAGATCGCCACCCACATCGACACGTCCCCGGGCTACACCGCCGAGTCCCTGGCCGACGTCGCCATCAAGGCGTTCGCCGCCCAGCTGGCCAAGCCGTGACCCCCGCGATCGAGAAGGGGGCCCGGGTCCGGGGTACCCACCCCTCCCGTGCCGGTCGTCTGGGCACCGTCCAGGACGCCGAGACCGGGCGCGGGCACGAGCTGTTCCACGTCCGCTGGGACGACCCCGGCATGGACGACGAGTGGGTCGAGCGCATCTTCCTGTCGGCCGACGGTGTCCCCGCCGAGACCCTGTCTCGGCAGCCCGACCCGCTGCCCGAGCGCCCCGGCCTTCCCCACGTCGCCGACCTGGTGGTCGACCGCATCCGGGCGCGCAAGGCCGCAGGCCTGCGCGAGTACGGCGTCCCGCTCCAGCCGCACAACGGGCGGGACGCCCTGGGCGACCTGCTCGACGAGCTGCTGGACGGCGCCCACTACCTCACCCAGGCCATCTACGAGCGCGACAACCCCCGCCGCATCACCGACGGGCAGATGGCCCGCCTGCGGGCGATCGGCGACCGCCAGGCCGAGTTCGACCTGCGCCCCGCCCTCGCGCAGGGTGTCAACCGGGTGGAGCTGCACCGCGACATCCGGTTCCTGCTCGACCTGGTCTGGGGCGCCCTGCTCCCGCACCTGGAACCCGTCTGGGGCGACAGTGTGCCGGGAGAGCCCTCCGTGGCCCCTCGGAGGCGCTGAGAGACCGACCACGGGCGCGGGGCCCCGGCCCCCGCCGCGAGAGACCGGAAGGCCCCTGCGGGGGCCTTCTGCGTGTGTTACGCTCGGTGTACGCCTGACCCGCTCCCGACGGCGACCCGGAGAACCCCATGCCCCTGCCCCCCAGCGTCGACACATTCATACTCGTGGGCCGCTATCCCGGGCTGGACGGGCAGTCGGCCACCGGCTCGGTCACCTTCACCCCCAACGTCACCCCCCTGACCGACACGGCCGACCCCGCCATGATCGTCGGCCCGGCCACCGTCCGCCTGGTGGACGGCCGGTTCTCGGCCCGCCTGCCCTACACCGACAACTCCAGCCTGTCCCCCTCGGGCTGGGCCATCGAGGTCGCCGAGTCGATCGACGGTATCTCCAACCGCGCCCCCTTCCTGATCCAGGTGGTCCGCCCCCAGGGCCCCACGGTCGACCTGGCCACGGTGGCGCCGGTGTCGCCCCCGCCTGCGGCGGTGTCGACCGTGTACGGGGTGCTGGCCCAGCCCAACACCTGGTCGGGCCTGAACAACTTCACCGGCGGCCTGGCCATCGGCGGGGTGCGTATCTCCACCCCACCGGCCAGCTCGGCCCAGTTCCTGTCCGGCGACGGCAGCTGGCGGCTCCCGCCCTCGGGCGCGGTGCTGTCGGTCAACGGCCTGCTGGGCGACGTGGTCCTGACCCCCTCGATCATCGGGGCCCTGCCCACCAGCGCCTTCACCGCCCGGGGCAGCCTCCTGGTGGGCAGCGGGGCCAGCGCCTACGTGGTCCTGCCCAGCGGGTCGGACGGCTATGTGCTCACGTCGAGCGCGGCGGCACCGGGAGGGGTGGTGTGGGCGCCCTCGTCCGGCGGCGGGGGCGGGACCACCGTCCGGGTTAGGTTCGGGTACGTAACCAGCGGCGACCAGACGCTGAACGCGGACGCGTCCTGGTCCGCTTACCCGCTGGTCACCCTGTCGGTCCCGGCGTCGGTCGGCGATGTGGTGTCGCTGTTCGTCAAGGCAATGTGGCAGAAGGGCTCCGGCGACCAGATCGACTGGGCCACCCACACCACGGCGGGCGGCCTGGTCCACTTCGCCAGCAACGGCACCGGCACCCCCGCCGTCCAGGGCGACCCGGGCTGGTACCCGGACGGCGCGTTCCCGCGCAACGGCTCCCCGTGGACCTTCCGGGTCCAGGCCGCCGACATCGAGACCGACGGCAGCGTCCACGTGGTGCTGGCCCACCTGGGCGGAAGCGGCGGCACCTTCTTCTCCAGCACCAACTACCCGGCCGAGCTGACCATGGTCAACTGGGGACCCCAGACCTAGGGGTTGACAAAATGGCAACTTAGGGTGTTTACTCAGTGGTGAGAGGAGGAGCCATGGAAACCGCAAGCCACATGGGCATACAGCCCACCGACGGTACCGCCCCCGCAGTCCTGGGCATGATCGGGATCTTCTTCCTGGTGTCGTACCCGTTCGTGCAGTTCTGGGTCATGGAGCGGATCGGCAGAAGGTCGGCGGAGCGGCGTCCCGCCTCCGAATCGCCCACCATGCGAGTCCGTCCCCGCCACTAGAAGGTCGAGTTGCTCTACAACAGCCTGATCGCCCTGTCCACCGCCGCCGCCGCAACCGGCGCCTTCGTCTGGTCGGTGGTCCACTTCGCCCACCACGAGGACGCCTACTACGGCGGGTGGCTCATCGTGTCCGGGTCGGCGTGGTTCCTGGCCCTGGCGTTCGCCGCCAGCGTCCTGTTCCATGCCGGTCGGGCGGCTGCCGCCCGGCAGCCCGTCGCGGCCCCCGCACCCGCCCAGGTCCTGGCCTGGCCGCAGCGCGAGGCCCCCGCCGGTTACGTCCCCATGTCCCAGCGCCCCGACCCGGTCACCCGGATCGACCTGGAGAAGTGGACCCCCCCGGTCGTCTGAACTGGCTTGCCCCCCGGGAAAACCGGGGGGTAAGCTGTATCCGGCCGGGGGAGACCGGCCGCGACGAGGGGACATCGATTGTGAGCATAGGACCCGTGAGGGTCGGCAGCGTGTGGCTGCCCGACCTGCCCCCGGGCGTCCAGGTGGCATTCGACACCGAGACCTTCGGGCTGTATCCCGACGGCGACCCGGGCGGCGACAGCGGCGACCCGGGCAGCCCCCCTTCCTGGATCAGCGCCGCGAGCATCGCCTACCGCGACCCGGACACCGGCCACATCGCCAGCCACGCCTGGGGGTTCGATCAGGGCCCCTGCCCGGACAAGCCCGGACGGGTGCGCAGGCCCCGGGAGGGGGGTGGCGTGGAGCAGTTCGATCCTGCCAAGATGTTGGCCACCCTGGCCAAGTACGGGTACGGGTCGCGCGAATTCACCGGCGCCGACTTCCAGTACGAGATGAATAAGAAGGGCACCAAGGTCCGGAAGACCACGGTGACCAACGTGCAGCGCTGGGTGCCCTGGACCTGGCAGGAAGCGTACCGGTCCGAGAGCCTGGAGTCCTGGCTCAACCTGGTCCGGTGGCTGCGGGACCGTCCTCAGCTGGTGATGCACAACGCCAAGTTCGACATGACCACCACCCGGCTCGGGCTGCGCCCCGAGGTGGTCGCCCGGAACATCGCGGCCGACCCGGAGCTGTATCTCGGCATCGACCCGGGCGACCCGGCCCGGTTCAGCCTGGACCTGGACCGGCTGGCCGACGGCACCCTGCGCCCCGTCCGGGGCGTATGGGACACCATGCTGGTCCAGTCATTCTTCGACCCCAGGCACCCGGTGGCCCTGAAGAAGACCGGCAAGCGCCTGTGGGGCGACCGGTCGGAGGCGGAGCAGCAGACGCTGCTGGACGCCATGAAGCGCCAGGGCGTCGGCCTGACCAAGCGGTACGACCTGACCCCGTGGCCGGTCATGGAGCCGTACGCCGCCAAGGATACGGTCCTGACGCTGCTGCTGGAGGAGCACCAGCGGGCCCGCATCGCCTCCGGCGACCACCCGCCGTGCCTGTGGGAGCAGATCGACAAGGAGTTCGGCCTCATGCGGGTGCTGTACCGCATGGAGGGCAGGGGGGTGGCGTACGACGTCGCGGGTTCGGAGTCCGGGGCGCGGCTGCTGCGGGAGTCGATGTCCGGGATCGAGGCCCGGCTGCCGTTCGACCCCAGCAAGCTGGCCTCGGTCAAGCAGTTCTACTTCGCCCCCGAGTACGAGGGCGGGCTGGGCATCGTCCCGCTGAAGACCACTGAGAAGACCGGCCAGCCGTGCCTGGACGAGGCCCAGGTGCGCATCCTGGTCAACCAGGGGCGGCCCTGGGCGGCCGAGTACGACGAGTGGTCCCACTGCCGCAGCGCACTGGGCAAGTGGTATGACGGGTGGGCCAAGCGGACCGGCGCCGACGGCCGGTTGCGGACGGTGTTCAAGCAGTGCGTCGTGGCCGAGGAGCGCGCGGGTGCCCGTACCGGCGGCACCATCAGCGGGCGGCTGGCCGTGGGCCGGGTCCAGCTCCAGGCGATCCCCCACAACCACCAGCTGCCCGAGCCCGTACGGCACCTGCCCGTACGGTCGCTGATCGGGGCCCGGCCGGGGCACTGCCTGTACGAGATGGACCTGCCGCAGGGAGAGGTGCGGATCGCCACGGTGGTGGTCAACTGCTCGGCGATGTGGGACGTCATCGACTCGGGCGCCGACCTGCACGGGGAGAACGCCAAGCGCATCTTCGGGATCGGCGAGGACGACGAGCGCTACGAGGCGTACCGGGGCGTGGCCAAGCGCATCGTGTTCGGCACGCTGTACGGCGCCGGGGTCCGCACCCTGCGCCAGCAGATCCTGGAGTTCACCGGCCTGGACTACAGCGAGGACGAGACGCGCGAGGCCAAGCAGGCATTCGAGCGTACGTTCCCGGAGTTCCCCCGGGTGGCCCGCCAGATCCAGCGCAAGGCCGACCGGGCGCTGGGCGGCCCCGGCTACGTGCGGCTGATCGACGGGCGGCGGCGGTGGTTCGGCCCCGAGGAGTACAGCCACAAGGCGTTCAACGCGGTGATCCAGGGCGGCCTGGCCCAGACCGGCAAGACCTGGATGATCGAGGTCGAGCAGCAGCTGCCCGGCATCCAGGTACTGGCCATCCACGACTCGATCGTGGTCGAGGTCCCCGACAGCGACTACGGGGAGCACCTGGCCCGCCAGGTCGCCGCGATCGGCAAGGAGGTCTACGAGCGCGATTACGGCGTCCGTGGCCGCACCATGTATTTCGACATCGTCCCCAAGCGCTGGGGCCATAAGTGAAGGGGGGCGCCATGGGCGCCTATCAGGAGATGAAGCACGCCATCCAGGGCGGGGTGGACGAGGGTATCGCTCAGTCCCTCGGGGAGGGCGAGAGCCACAAGATCACCGACGCGGTGGCCGTCGAGCTGCTGTGCGTCAGCCCCAGCAACGAGCAGATGGGCTGGCTGATCTTCGGGGGCGAGGTCCGTGCCGTCCGCAAGGTCGGCAACATCGCCCCCGACATCTGGCACGTCCACACCCGGAAGGACAACTGATGGCCGACGCCAGGGAGGAGATGCGGGACGCGATCCGGCGCGGGCTGCGGGACGCCAGCGCGATCGGCGACCCCGACCAGATCGAAGACTACGTCGACAGCGTCATGGCCCAGCTCATGGAGACGCGACGCGACGAGCTCGGATGGCTGGTCCTGGGCAATCTGGAGCACGTGTACCGGGTCGAGCAGGCCAGCATGACCGACGCCACGTGGGCCGACTACAGCCGGTGGGCCGTCAGAACCCGGCACGACCAGTGAGCGCCCGCGACGAGATCCTCGAGGGTCTGCGCGAGCACCTGAGCACCTCGACCACGTACGACGGTCCCGAGTTCTACGCCGAGACCGTGGTCGAGTACCTGGAGACGCTGGCCCGGACCGGCGGCTACCTGATCATGAACGGCCACATCCGCACGGTGTTGCAGGCTGACGTGTTCGGGCCCAGCAGCTGGGAGATCACGACCGAGACCTGTGGCGGCGACCAGGACCGATGGAAGAGGAGCTACTACTCATGAGCGACGCACGGGAGCAGTTCGAGGCGCGGCTGCGGGGGCTGCTGGGCACCGCGCCCCGCAAGCTGATCGAGGTGGAGAGCTTCGTGCAGCACCTGGCCGACGGCCTGCTGGCCGAGGATCCGGGCGACCACCGCTACGGCTGGCTGATCGCCTACGGCAAGGTGCGGCCGGTCACCGAGACCGAGTTCATGGACAGCGACGGCGGCGGCGGGCGGACCTGGACGGTCTGGACCACCGGCGAGGTCGAGGAGGACGACGAGTGAACCGCGACAGCGGCAGGACCCTACCCCCGCTGGCCGCCCTGGTGCGGCGGGCACTGGTGGGAGAGAGCGCGATCGGTGACCCCGACGACCTGGACCGGCTGGCGGAGGGGGTGGTGTCCGCCCTGATGGAGGTCACCTCCGAGCACGCTGGATGGCTGCTGGACGGCCGGACCGAGCAGGCCGTGCGGGTGGTCAGCGCCGACCGGGTTGACACCGGGTACTACGAGAGCTGGGACGTGATCGCTGACGGGAGCATGCGGTGACTGCGGAGTGGGTGGCGTGGTCGGTGTCCGGCGGATACTTCGCCGGGTGGGGGTACGTGCTGGCGCTGGCCAACGACCACGGGTCGGACGGCTGGGGGGACACGGTGCTCAACCTGGCGCTGGCTACGCTGTGGCCGCTGCTGGCGCTGGCGCGCGGGGCGCTGGGGGTGCACGACTGGATGCGGTCGCCCTACCGCAGGTGGAACCGGTGACCGGGGTCCAGGTGACCTCGTCGCCCCTCGGCGGCGGGGTGCGGTTGCAGGTCGACGCCGAGGGCGTCCAGGTGTGCCTCGACCTGGACACGGTCGAGGCCCTGGCCCTGATAGGTAAGATCGCCGAGCGGGCGGGGGAGGTGGTGCAGGCGACCGAGCGGCAGCTCCAGTCGTGGGTCCGCAGCGGGTGAACCCGACTGATACCCTTGGCGCGTGGCCATAGACTGGAGCACCGATCTGTTCTGGAGCATCGACCCCGGTGAATCGAAGTGTGGTGTTGCCATCTTCCACCGGGGCCGGTGCGTGCAGGCGTTGCAGAGCACGCCCGACGTGTGCCTGGACAAGCTGTGGGAGCACCTGGGCTTCGGGGCGCCGGTAGCGCGCCCCGCCGGTCTGGTCATCGAGCGGTTCGCCCTGAGGCCCGACCTGGCCCACCAGCAGACGGGCTCGGAGATGGGGACCAGCCAGATGATCGGGGCCGTACGCTGGATGGCCCGCCACCGCAGTACCCCGCTGGTGGTGCAGACCCCCTCCCAGGCCCACAGCCTGGAGAAGTCGGCCGCGTGGAAGGACCGCCCCCTGCGCTGGTGGGCCAGCTACGGGCACGGGCGCGACGCCAAGATGGCCGAGCTGCACGGATACTTCCGCATCTCGACCTCGATGAGCGGCGCGTCCGAACGTGCACGTTGGCTGGCCGCCCTTGGCACGGAGTGAAGCCCGGGAGTAGGGTACGGGTATGGCAGAAAAACCCGTACTGGCGTGGCTGGCCGCGCTGATCGACGGTGAGGGGTCCGTGATGCTGAACAAGCGGACCTACTCGGGCAATACTGCCTCGACCATGGAGCGCGGGGGCATCCATTACCGGGCCGTGGTGGTGGTGGCGTGCAACACGGACTACAGGCTGATGGAGGCCATCGGCGACCGGATGGGCGTCGGCCAGATCTACCAGCACCGGATCAACGGGGACCCGAGAACCCCGCGCAAGCGGGCGCAGTGGACGTACAGGCTTAACGCCGGACAGATCAGGGAGTGGCTTCCCGAGATCCGTCCGTGGCTGGTTCTCAAAGGAGAACAGGCCGACCTGCTCATGGAGTCGCTGGACATCAAGACCCAGCTGACACCGGGCAACGCGGGTTTCCTACCGGCGAACCGGCCGCCTCTGCTGGAGCGGCTCGACGCCATCTACACCGAGATTCGCCGCCTGAACACCAGGGGGCGCGAGACACAGGAAGCGGGTGATGCCAAGTGAGCGGGAAGGTCTACGTTGTTGTGGGTGGACAGTACGGCTCCGAATTACGAGGGCAAGGGAGCTGTGGCAGGTAGAATCTGCCGAGACCTGGCCGAGCGCGGGCAGCAGGTGATCGGGGTCCGGATCGGCGGGCCCAACGCGGGGCACACGGTGCTGGGCCGCTGCCCGGCCGACTGCGGCGACGCGGGCGCCCACGGCGCCGGGCCCCGTCCGGCCCACCCGTGGCGGCTGCGGCAGGTCCCGGTGTCGGTGGTGACGGCGCCGGGGTCGTGGGCCGTGATCGCGGCCGGGTCCGAGGTCGACCAGCGGGTGCTGGAGCGGGAGATCGTCGAGCTGGACAGCGCCGGGTACAACGCCTCCGGGCGTCTGGCCGTCGACCGGTCGGCGACCATCCTGCACGACGGGAACATCCTGGAGGAGCAGGCTCTGGAGCTCCAGGCCAGCATCGGCTCGACGGCCAAGGGCATCGGGTCGGCGCGGGCCGCCCGCATCTGGCGGATGGCCAGCACCTGGGGCCAGGCCACCGGCGGCGGGTGGGACACGGCGGCCGAGCTGCGGGCCCGGCTGTATGAGGACGACGTGGCCGTGGTCGTCGAGGGCACCCAGGGGTACGGGCTGGGGCTGCACACCGAGAACTACCCCCGGGTCACCAGCGGCGACTGCCGGGCCGTGGACTTCCTGGCCCAGGCCGGGGTCAGCCCCTGGCAGCAGGGGGTCGGCCTGCGGGTGCTGGTCTGCCTGCGCCCCTACCCGATACGGGTCGCGGGCAACAGCGGGCCGATGAAGGACGAGACCACCTGGGAGGCGCTGGGGCTGCCCGCCGAGCACACCACCGTCACCCAGAAGGTCCGGCGGGTCGGCGCCTGGGATCCCGAGCTCGCCCGGGCCGCGATGCTGGCCAACGGGGGCCCGAGCAGGGGGGTGGTGTGGGCCGCGCTGACCATGATGGACAGCGTCGACCCGGAGCTGGCCGGGGCCGACGGGCACGTTCCGGCGTGGTCCGAGTCGACCGCCCCCAAGTGCACCCGGGACTACCTGCACTCGTTCGGCTGGAACGCCGGGCACCTGGCCTACGTCGGCACCGGCCCCGACACCGCGCTCGTGAACGAGAGGATCTACCGCTGATGACCGACCAGACCAGCACCAGCCCGTACCCGGACGGCGGCGGCCCCGAGGGCCTGGGCGGACCGGCCGGAAGAGGGGCCGTGACGCCGGACCAGCTGACGATGGGCGACCCGTACGTGGTGGCTGAGAACCCGCTCCCGGGCCCGGCCCTGCCGCCGGGATTCGCCGAGTGGGCCGACCGCTGGTTCGCCCGGGTGATACCGGAGACCCAGCGCAAGGCCGCCGAGTACGGCAGCAACAGCCTGAGCAAGAAGGGGTGGCGGCTGGCCCAGGTCCAGGGGCGCCTGGTTGACGGCCCGGGGGCGCTGCGGCTGGGCGTGGCGCAGTACGCGGTCGAGAAGGCCGACCGGGCCGAGGACGCGATGCTGCGGGGCACTGAGGCCAGCGCCGACACCTGGTCGGACCTCGCGGTCTACGCCCTGATGCACCTGTACATCTCCGACACCGGGGTGTGGCCGTGACCCTGGCGCACCGCGCGCCCGTGGAGCTCTAGCTCCGTGGCGCGCAAGACGGGCGGGAATCCGGCAGCCCACCGGGTCCGGATCCCGCCCACCCCCGGTACCCAGCTGTCCACCGGGCTGCACTGGCTGGCCCTGTCCAGCCGGGGGCGGCTGTCCAACGACGTGATCGCGGCGGCGATCCGGCACCAGCACGAGCGCGACACCGACCCGTCGGTGCTGATCGCGGCGGCGGTGCAGTACCTGGTGTCCGGGTGCGACTCCGCCGAGGACCGCGTCAACCGGTATTGGCACATAGCCGACCAGGTGTCGGCCCGCGCGAGGGCGCGGTATCTCAACATCGAAGAGGGTGAGCTCATATGAGGATGGCGTACCTGGCCGGTCCGATAGACCAGGTGTTCAACCAGTCCCGGGAGTCGGCGCGGGTCTGGGACGAGCTGCGGTCGCGGGTGGTCCACGACCTGACCGGTGCCGGGTTCGAGGTGTTCCGGCCGGACCGGGCGTTCCACACCGCCAGCCAGTCGGCCGCCATCCAGCGGGTCAACAACGCCGTGATCGACATGTGCCAGGCGGGGGTGGTGTTCCTGCCCTCGGGCGTCCCGACGCTGGGCACGCCGGTTGAGGTCGAGCGCATGCTGGCCCGCCGGATGCCGGTGCTGGTGGTCAGCGACGTGCTGTTCTCGGTGCAGCTGGCCGACTGGGCCGACCGGGGGGCGGTGGTGTGCGCCCCGGACCTGGTGGCCGAGAACCTGATGGTGCTGGCCCGCGCGGTCACCGAGGCCCAGAACCGGCCGACGCTGCGGCGTGCGGCCGAGCAGCTGGCCTCCCAGCTGCGGCAGGGGAACCCGGCGTTCGGGCCCCGGCCGCTGGTGTTCGAGGCGATGCGGGAGGGGGCGGTGCTGCCCAGCCGGGGCTACGAGGACGACGCGGGGCTGGACCTGTACGTCAGCGAGGGGGTCGTGATCGAGCCCCACTCGTTCAAGGACGTGCCGTGCGGCGTCTCGGTCGACATCCCGGACGGGTACTGGGGGATGATCACCGGCCGCAGCTCGACCCTGCGGCGCCACGGCCTGCTGGTCTCCCAGGGGGTGATCGACGCGGGCTGGACCGGCGAGCTGTTCGCCGGGGTGCAGAACCTGACCGACCGTACGGTGGGGATCGGGGCGGGCGACCGGCTGGCCCAGCTGATCCTGCTCCCGGCGCCGGTGCGGGACCGGGCCCCCGAGTGGGGACGGGTGCCCGCCAAGGCCCGGGGGACCAACGGGTTCGGGAGCACCGGGTGATCGCTCCGGACGGCGGGAGCCGCCGGGACCCGGACGCGGCCCGCCCGGCCCCCATGTGGGGCCGGGACCCGGTGGTTACCGACGTCCTGTGCAAGGGGTGCGCGTCCCAGCCCGACGGCACCGAGCGGCGGCACTTCCTGCACCGGGTCTACGCGGGCAAGACGCTGGTGCTGGTGTGCAGCCGCTGCGACGGCGGGCGGCTCAACGGGGTGAAGTGAGGCGCGGGGACAGGTTGGCTTGACAGACAGGCAATCCCTATGGTAGAATTTCATTCAGAGGGGCCGACAGGCGGCCCCGCCCGATAGGGAGGCACCCGAGATGGCCAAGTCCACCACCGCCCCGAAGACCGAGACGGTCGTCGAGGAGATCGAGCTCAAGCCGTGCCTGTGCCAGTTCATCGAGATCGAGACGTGGACCGGCGACGTCCCGGACGGCGGCGACCCGAACGACTACGTCGAGTACATCGGCACCGGATGCAAGGGACGGCTCACCAGCCGGACGTTCGCGCCGGGCCACGACGCCAAGCTCAAGAGCCTGCTGATCCGGGCGGGGGCGATGGGCGCCGGGGTCCGCCAGCAGCTCGGCGGCCTGGCCACCGTCGGCGGTGCCCAGAAGGTCGCCGACCAGTTCGGGTTCGGCCACCAGGTCGCCCACGGCATCGAGCGGGCGCTGGTCGCGGCCGATGCCAAGGCCAACGACAAGGCGGCCAAGGAGCAGGCGAAGGCCGAGGCCAAGGCCGCGAAGAAGGCCGAGGCCGACGCGGCCAAGGCGGCCTCCCTGGAGGCCGCCAAGCCCAAGAAGGCGGCCAAGGCCGAGCCCGGCCCGGTCAAGGTCCGCATCAAGGTCGGGCCGCGCTGGCAGTACGACGCGGTGGTCGACACCAAGACCGGCATCGCGACCTACACCACGGCCAAGGGCGAGGTCAAGACGGCCACCGAGGACAAGTGGTCGCTGGTCACCACGTGAGACCGCACCGCCGCCGGACCCCGCCGCGACCACCGGGCGGGGTCCGTCCGTGTCCGGCGGGTACTCCGCCGGGGGGATTGACCACGGGTCAATCCGGTGGTATGGTGGAGGGGAGGGGGTCGGCGTCCGCCGGTCCCACCGACCGGAGGGTGTTCGACATGATGGCCATCACCGAGGCGCTGGAGAAGCTGGGGATCCACGACCCGGCCGCTCTGCGGACCCTGCGCACCGTGTTCGCGGTGCTCACCGAGACCGCAGAGTCCGGCGACGAGACGATCGACCTGCTCGGGCCGCTGGCCCTGTTCGGGTCCCGGACGGCGATCCGGCTGCACCAGCTGCGCGGGGACGCCGAGGCGGTCGCCGGGGTGCTGCTGGACAACCTGGGGGCCTGACCCCCGGCCAGGGTATTGACACAGAGGCAATACCCTGGTAGGATGTACATATGGGAAGCAGACATCAGGCAGTGTTGGAGCTGGTACGTGAGATGCGCCAGCTGGGCTGCGAGGTCCGGCAGGCGAAAAACGGCCACAAGGTCACGCTGCGGGGGGCGTTCGTAGGCACCATCCCGGTCCTGCCGGGGGACCACCGGACCATGGAGAACGTCCGCCACCAACTGATCAAGAAGATACCGCAGATCCGCGCGTAGTGCGCCCCGACCGAACAGCCCCCGGCCCGACGGCCGGGGGCGTTTGCGTGCCCGGGGGCCCGGCGGTACGCTGGCCCCATGAGCGAAGGTGGCACGCGGCCGGTGGCCGCCCGGCTGTACCAGAGTCCGGCGGACTCCGGCGCGGCCCCCCAGTCCGACTACACCCCGCCGGGACGGCCCGCCCCGCGCGACCCGGCACAGTCCCTCGGACTGCGGCGGAACAGCCCCGAGGAGGCCTCCGACAGCCACCGGACGGACCCCACCCCATCCGTGGGCGCCCAGGTGTCCCACAGGCTCTCCGGAGCCCGGGGAGAGGTTGTCGGGCACCAGCACCACGGATACGGCCCCGCCCTCCCCACCGTCAGGTGGGAGGGCGAGGAAGCCAGCTGGCCCCAGGGTGTCTCGGCCAACGCGCTGCGGGTCGAGGGCAGCACCCCCAACGACCTGTACCGGTACGACCAGGACGCCACCTCCAGCCGCCCGCTGAACCGGAACACGGGGGCCCAGTGATGGCCAACAGGGCCTACACCCCCGGCGACCCCGCCGGTCTGCGCAGTACCCGCGACGCCATCCCGCAGGCCGCCGACGGCACCGGCGAGACCGCGCGGCTGGCGATCGGGGACAGGGTCCGGCACGTCCTTAGCGGAGCTCAGGGCGAGGTGGTGGACCTGCACGCCGACCCGTTCGTGAAGGACGTCACCCACGGTATCGTGAACTGGACCGGCGACGGCGACGGGTTCGGCCAGGGCTACAGCAGCACGAGCCTGACCAAGTTCTAACCGGACGGGGTAGACTGGGGGGCGCGATCCCGCCCCCGACAGACTGGAGTACCCCGTGGCTGTGGAAGCCCGATTCAACTGCGACGTCAAGAACGTCATCGACCAGGTGTCCTGCGACGTCCGGCTGTCCGCCTCGATCTCGGGCCGCGACAACACCGAGTGGGCCCCGTACACCCCGTCCGGCCAGATCACCATGGTTATCAACGGCGCGGCCGGTGCCGAGTTCGTGCAGGGCGGCCGGTACCGCGTCACCTTCGAGCGGCTCGAGGACGGCCAGTGAGGCGGCCGGTGGTCGGCGAGACCGTCCACTACGTCAGCCACGGCACCCCGACGCGCACCGACGGTACCCGGGCCTTCGAGTCGGTGTGCCGGGCTGCGATCGTCACCGAGACCAGCCAGGACCCGGACGGCCCCGGCCGGGGGTGGTTCGCCAGCCTGGCCGTGCTGAACCCGTCCGGCATGTTCTTTCAGGAGGGCCTGGCCCTGGACGCCGACGGCCCCTATTACGCGCCGGGTACCTGGCACCCGGTCCACCCGTCGTGAGCGAGTCGATCGGGGACGCCATCTCCCAGCGGATGGTCGAGGTCAGCGGCGAGGACGGCGTCCTGACCGAGTGGCTGTGCATCGGCGTCCGCCAGACGCTGGACGAGGACGGCACCCCGCAGACGGGCGTCGGTGTCCTGATGTCGGACGAGTCGATGCCGCTGTTCAAGGTGCTGGGCATGCTGGACTACGCCCAGACCGCCTACCGGGCCCGCCTGGCCCGGTTCACGCAGGGGGACGACGAGTGACCCTCCGGCTGCCCGTCACCATGCTGGCCGACATCATCCGCCACGTCGACCGAGAGCACCCGAACGAGGCGTGCGGCGTGATCGGCGGGTCGCCCAACGGGACCCTGGTCGAGGTGATCCCGATGACCAACGCCGACGCGTCGCCGGACTGGTTCCGGCTGGACCCCGAGCAGCAGATGCTGGTCTGGCAGGACCTGGAGTACCGGGGGCTGCGGCCGGTGGTGCTGTACCACAGCCACACCGCCACCCCCGCCGTCCCCAGCCGGACGGACGAGGCGTTCGCGGCCGACCACCCCGACTCGGTGTTCCTGATCGTGTCGGCCCGGGACGGCATGGCCCGGTGCTTCCGGACCGAGGGCGGGCGGCTGGTCGAGGAAGACGTCGATCTGGTCGTCTGACGCGGCCCGGCGCACACATGCCACTCCCCCCGACCGGATGCCCGGCGGGGGGAGTGGTGTAGGGGGGCGGGCGGGTCACCAGTCGGGGTGGACCGCCTTGCGCAGCTCGCCCAGCGCGTGCTCGGCCCCGGCCTCGTAGGCCATCGCCCAGGTGGCGAACTGAACCGACCGGAACCCGCACGCGCAGGTGGACCGCATCGTGTGGGGGCTGTCCTTGGCCACCTTGAAGTGATGCAGCGCCGGGTTGCTGCCGGGCGGGGGGACCGGGCTGCGGAACCACAGCCGGACGCCCTGCCAGCGCACGGCCCCCAGGCTGTCGATGCTGGCCTGCGCCAGCGCCTGGTCGCCCTCGCGCACCATCGTGATGAACTTGTCCCGGCCGAACGGCTGGGTGGCCTTGACCGACCAGTTGCCGCTCATCGGCAGCATCTCTCCGTCGTGGATCGGCTCGACCGAATCGCCGACCTGGGGGGTGACGTGCCCGATCTGCATCTCGTATTCGTCCATCGGGTTCCTCCTGTCGCGGGGCCGCCCCTCGGCCCCCGGTTCCATCCTAGCATGGAATTGCCCCCCTGTCAATATCGACAGGGGGGCGCCCCGCCGCCGGTCAGGCGGCCTGCGGGACCCCGGCCAGCAGGTCCCGGCACTGCGGGCAGTACACGGTGCCCTCGGGCAGGTGCCGCTCCAGCGCGGCCCGGTCCTGTCGGCACTGGGCCCCGACCCGCTTGCCGCACTCGGAGACCCCGTACCCGTTGAACGACATGGCGTGGTGCACCAGGTTGCGCGGGGTGCACGGCGCCCAGGTGGGCTCGTACCCGCCGACCTGCTGGACCGAGGCCAGCTTCACGCCGACGCAGTAGGTGTAGGCCGGGTCCGGGTTGATGTCGACCTCGACCAGTGTCCCGTGGGACGGGTGGCCCGTCAGGCGGGTCCCCACGAACCGGCCGCCGTACCAGCGCCCGCCGACCGTCTGGCCGACGACCCACTGCCCGTATGCTATCTCCGTCACTTCCTCAACCATTCCCGAAACGCCTCCGCCCTCTTCCGGTCCCGCCAGCGGGACACCGTGTACCCGAGCCACATGGCCCCGTAGGCGACCGGACCAGCCAGCGCCACCGTCAGGAGCCTTACCAGAGCGATCATTCCCGACCTCCGTCGGACTGGGGCGGGGGGTGGTGTGCCCCCCGCCCGCCGGACTAGCCCTTCCTGAGCTTCCGGGCGGCCTCCGCCTGGCTGCGGTAGTGGGTGCGGTCCCACTCGCCGCCGGGCTCCCGGAAGGTCCAGGAGGGCCGGGAGTTGGGCTGCCCGTTCCCCCTGTCGTCCCCCTGCCCGCCGTTGGCGCGGCGCCCGATCCGACCGGCCCGGACCTCGCCGATCTCCTCCCCGGTATCCCCGTCGGTCACCACGTAGGTGTCGTCGGCCCGGCCGGGTATCTTCTTGAACCGGTCCCGGCTCACCGGCGGTCCAGCCACAGGACCAGCGCGACCGATGCGACCACGACGACCGAGAGCCAGACGATCCCCGATGTGCTCATTGCCCCTCCTCGCGGGGCGGCCCCTCCGCCCCTTCAACCCCCATTCTATCAGGGGGTTGTCTCCCTGTCAAGCATTTTGGCGACCGGCCACCCCGTGTGCGGGTCGAGCTCGTCGGGGGAGTACCCCTCGTCCAGGTAGTACGCGGCCCTCATGTCGTTCATCGACGTGGCCATGTCGGCCAGCTCGGCCGAGTACCGGGGCAGCCCGACCATCCGGCCCGCCAGCATCACCATGCGCAGCCAGGGTATCGACACGTCGGCCGACGTGCGGTGGCTCACCGGCCCGTCCACCTGTCGTAGTCGTCCTGGCCCTGCCGGAACCCGGCGGCCAGCGCCTGGAACACCGACTCCCACCATATTCTGAACCTCAACATCGTTCCCCTCCTAGTAGGTCGTGTTCCAGTCGGTCGCGGCCAGGTCCTCGGCCGTGGGCTCGTACGGGTGCAGGCACACGGTGTCCGTGAACAGGTACGTCTTGCCCAGGCGGTCACCGATCCAGAAGTCCTCGGCCAGCCACGGGTCGCGCCAGGCGGTCTCGCCCTCGGCTATCCGCTCGGTAACCTTCGCGTAGTCCATCGGGGCCCTCCTATGCTTGGGGGCGGGGGTGGTGTACCCCCGCCCCTGGCGGTGTGCTACTGGACGATCTTGGTGATCCAGGCAGCCAGCGCCTGGACCTGCGGGTTCTGCTCGTCGGCCCGCGTGACGTGCCGGGCCAGGTGCATCGGGTCGTGGGCGGCCGGGTTCTGGGCCAGCTCCACCAGGCTCTCGGCCAGCGTGTCGCCGTCGTACCCGTGGGCGCGGGCGACCCGGTGGATCTCCTCGCCCTGGTCTCCGATGTGGCGGGCGGCTTCCTCGGGGGTGCGTCGTGTCACTTCGTGCTCCTTCGGCCGGGGCGGTCCGGGATGGACCGCCTCCAACCTCCATTCTACCACGGACTTGACACGCTGTCAAGGGGCTAGTTCTGGCACTCCAGGTTGGCCGGGGCCGGGGTCACCACCCTGTCGATCTTGATGATGTTGGGGTACCAGGACATCCACGGGACACGCCACCCCCGGGACACGAACTCGACCACCGACCCCGGGCACAGCTCGTTCGTGAAGTCGCTACTGTTCCGCTTGCCCGCCAGCAGGCTGTCGTTGTTGGCGAACACCCCGTCGCTGGTGTACACCAGCGTCTGGCACGAGTAGCTCTTGCCGGTGCCGGAGCAGTGGTCGGCCACCCGGTTGATGTGGGCCGTGTGCGTACTGGTGGACCTCCGGTAGTCGGCGACCCCCCACACGGCCAGGCCCGCCAGGCCCGCCGCCAGCACCAGCCCGCACCCGATCGCGATGTTCCGGGCGCGGTTCTGGCGCTCCTGCTCCCGGCGCCGGGATTCGGCCAGCCTCTCGCGGGCGGTCGGCGGGGAGACGATCAGCGGGGTGCGGTCGTCGTCGAACCGGTACTTGTACTCCATGTTGCCCTCCCTCAGGCGGGGGCGCCGGACTGCCCGGCGCCCCGGATGGTGCGTCAGTGCGGGTGGTGGTGCAGCTCGCCGACCGTGACCAGGCAGACGGACTGGCCACCGGCCAGGCACCACTCCCCCTGTGCCGTGTGGTGGCGCGGCACCTTGTTCGAGCCCCACCGGATCTTGGTCCGGCGGGTGCACTTGTGGCAGTCGTACTCGGTCGGCGGCTGGGCGGGGGTGGTGTCCGGCTTCCGGAACTTGTCCAGCAGGTGTGCCGGGGCGCCTTTGGCCGTGTACACGCTGATGTGGACGCGGTAGCTCACGCCCTCGCCGGAGTCGTGCCGCTCGTAGATCCACCCCTTCTTCCTCAGTACGTCCTCGGTCTCGTCCGCCAGCTCGCGCCGGAGCTTGGGCGACCAGACCTCGAACGTCAGGAACGCGTACGGCTTCAGCCCGTAGCGCGCGTTGGCCACCCTGACCCCGCGCGGCCTGTCCCCGACCCGGTTCGACCAGCGCGCCACCGGCACGCCGTTCTCCCGCAGCGCCCGGGAGACGTTGCTGCACCACCCGCTGCCGCCCGCCATGCTGCCACCTCCTGTCCGGGGGCGGCTCAGACGGCCACCCGCACGGCCCATCCAACCACCGGCTTGCCTCGGAGTCAAGTACGGGAGGCGTGGTGCCGGTGAAACCGCGTGTGGTAGAGTCGTCTCCATACCGCCGCCGCACCAAGGCTCTGCGGAGCACAGGGCAGCTGGTAAGACTGACCCCGGTGATCGTAACCAGGTACGGCGGCGGAGGCAAAGCGGCGTGGAGCAGTTCGGTAGCTCGCTTGGCTCATAACCAAGAGGTCTCGGGTTCAAATCCCGACGCCGCCACCACCCACCGACGATGTTGGTAAGCTCGACCGCTCCCCCTGGGCGCCCAGGGACCGGAGCGCGCGGCCTAAGACACCGGGTCGCGGGTGCTGCGGGCCGCCGGTCCCCGAATTCCGGCCAGTGCGGCCCCCTCAGTGCCCTCAGGCAGACGAGGGGGCCGCACTTGTGTCTGCGGGCGGCCGGGCGTAGCCTGGTCGCATGGACACCGCCGACAGCCGCGCCCTGGACGTGTACGAGGGCGGTACTGTGAACTCCGGCCCGCACTACGGCAACCAGCCCAACGTGAAGCCCGCCGACGACAGCACGGGCGTACCCGCTGAGGGCAGCCGCGTGCGGCACCTCCGGTCCGGTGAGACCGGCACCGTAACCGGCGTCCACGTCCACGGCCATTCGGGCGAACGGATGCCCACCGTACGCTGGGACAGCCAGCCCGCCACCGGGTTCACCTCCGACCAGGGCTACTCGCTGGACAGCCTCACAAACCCGTAGGTAGACTGATCCTCTCGTCCGACAAAGCCGTGTCCGGGCTACCGGGGAGGGCGACACAGGTCGACCTCGCAGCTGCCTCCGGTCCTGGGCCGACCCAGGCTCGACGGAGCCAGGACGAGCGCGGGCGGTCGTGCCGCCAAGTCGGGACCCACGGTGGCCGAAAGCACGTGGGACCCGGCGCCCTGGCCCGTAGCTCAGTAGGCAGAGCGCCGCACTGTTAATGCGGACGTCGCAGGTTCGACCCCTGCCGGGCCAGCCAGCAAAACCCCTGTGGTACCGTGGTATCACGCGCCGCAGGGACCACCCGAGGGACGACCCCACGAAGGGTGAGCCGCTTAGTCAGCGGATACCGCTGCGGTTAAGAGCACCAGGGAAGACCGTGCGCACGGGCCGGGCATGGTACCGGCGGACCTGGTGTGGAGCTGGACGGCGGTTGCGGATTGGGGGTGTCGCCCCCGTGAGTCGACCGCCGAGCCAGCCACCCCCGAGCCGGTGTCCGTAAATGCACCGTGGCGGGGTTTGCACAGCGGCGGGAACAACCCGGCACCGGCCTAAGGTGGATTGGGCAGGGGCAGCCTCAACCCGTAAGCACCCGTGTGAAGCCGTACCTTCTTAGGGCGAGGGACGAAGCTGGTGCCGGGCCCGCCGCACGCATGTTAGTCTGGGCGCATGACTTCCGTACACGCCACGCCGCCGGTCGCGGGTACGCCGCCTGTGTACCCGTTCGCCGAGTGGCTTGACGGCCAGCGGTGGACGCTGAACCGGGGGCGCGACTTCTGGGGCCCGCCCCGCGACTTCGCCCGCCGCATCCAGGCCAGCGCCCGAGCCCGCCGCCTGGTCCTATTCATGCGCTACGAGCCGGACGGCCAATACATCGAGCTGTGCGCCACCCCCCGCCCCTCGGCCGAGTCCGCCGTCCCCGTGGTAAAGATCGAGGACGCCGATGCCTAGGATGACCGCCGCCCAGCGGTACCTGCACCGCAAGTATCGGCAGGCCGTGCGCGCCCGCCAGCAGGCCGAGCAGCTGGAGCAGCGCAGGCTGCTGGACGAGCGGTACCGACAGATCGGTGACCACCCCAACGACTGGGTGCTGACCGTCGAGAGGCACAACGTCGCTCCCAAGACCACTCTCGGACGCGTCGTCGAAGAGCGCGGACGGCCGGGCGGGGGTGGTGTAGATGGCCACGGGTGAGCCGCGCACCCCGGCGGCCATCGCCCGGTTCGAGCGGGAGAAGGCTAACCAGAGGAAGCTCCAGCGCGAAGTGCTGGAGCTGCGCAAGGCCGGATACTCCTACTACCGGATCGCCCAGGTCCAGGGATGCTCGACCCGCACCGCCCTGAACCGGTACAAGCGCGCGATCGCCCGGGACATCCCGGAGGAGGAGATCATCGAGGCGCGCAAGCTGGAGCTGGACCGGTACGACGAGATCACCGTCATGAACATGGCGCTGCTGGCCCGCGCGTTCGAGGCCGGGGACGTCGAGACGTTCTGCAAGATCCAGGACCGTATCAACGGCGTGCACGACCGGCGCCGGATGATGATCCCGATCCAGGTAAACCCCAAACTGGTCATCGAGCAGGAGACCACGCTGCGGACGGCCCAGGACAGCGAGCTCGCCGACCTGCTGGGCAAGGCTGCCAACGACGTCGAGGACAAGGTCCGGTGGCTCACCGAGCAGTACGGCGGGGTTGGGCCCGACCCCATCGTGCCCGGTGAACCGATGGGGTAGGGTAGGCCGCATGACCGAGGCCGACCAGGAGCTGACCGACGCGGTGGACAGGTATCTGCACCGCGCCGGTCTGATCTTCGACGATTCAGACCAGACCGGACTGACACTGACCGATGTGATGTTGGTGACCGTCCGGTGCGGATTCGACCAGCTGGGCAGCAAGTCCCAGACGTCAGTCATCACCCCTACAGACTCGTCCGTCCCCATCCTCATTGGCATGGCGAGGTACGCCTCGATCCGGTTCGAGAGCATGGCGGAGGGGTCGTTCCCGAAAGAGGGCGGCTGATGACCGCCACCACGGCCGCCCGGCTGGACCCCGAGGTGCCGCTGTTCAGATACCGCACCGGCCAGGTGTGGGAGCAGACCCGCATGCAGCTGGCCAGCCCCCGGCCCGACGGCGCCGTTGCCTACTACCAGGACAGCCTATCCCGCCTGCACCCGGTCTCCTGGCGCCCCCGGTTCGACGACGAGTCGGCCCGCGCCCTGTGCCAGTACGTCCGGGCGCTGGCCGACAAGGCCGGGCTGGAGGTCGTCGAGGGCCCGTTCCTCCAGGTGCTGGAGGACGACGGTGCGACCCCGCCCGGCTACGCCATGTTGCGCGCCATCGTCTGGGTCGAGGAATACGACCTGGTGGTGCCGGTCGACGGGGGGGCGGCCGATGGCCCAGCATGAGGGCGTGCTCCGCCAGTTCGCCATCTCGGCCGACGGAGACGTCGACCCCGATACCGGCCACATCCAGGTGTGGGCCGTGCTCACCCACCTGCCGTGCGGCGCCCCTCTGTGGGGCGACGGCGGCGACCAGCTCGTCATGCGGGCCGACCAGCTGTTCCAGTTGATGTATGACCACAGGTGCAAGGAGACCACTAATGGCTGAGCGTCTGACCGCACCGGCCGCGCACCTGGTCACCGTCGAATGTGCGGAGGGAGGGGGTGGTGTACTGGTCGCGCACGCGCTGTGCAACGACCCGGCCGTGTTCGTGCCGAACCGCCCCAACAGCCGTGCCGTGCTGGCCATCGACATCATCCAGGCCGTGCTCGGCCACCGCTGCCCGCCCGGCCAGGGCGACGACCCCGAGAGATGACCCGGTGATCTACGACCCCGACCCGGGACCGATGTCGGTCGGCCCCACTCCAACCGACCTTACCGACATGCTCGACCAGATGGGTACCGACCCCCGGACGCAGAATGAGGTCACCCGCGAGGTCAACAAGCTGGCCGCGATCATGGGCAGGGGCCACATGGACGCGGTCGCCGACTGGGCGGCAAAGTGGGCCGACCGGTCCCGGGCCGCCTTCGGGCACCCGTCCACGTTCGACCCTCACGCCAACGTTCCCATCTATCTGCACCTGGATGTCTCGGTCGGCATCCGGGTGCAGCTGGAGGGAGCGGTGTGGCAGTACCGCCAGGACGTCGACCCGTGGATGTGGACCATGGAGTTCACAGACCCGGTCCAGCGGGAGAGCTTCCTCCAGCATTTCATCAAGACCGCACTCGGTGCGCTGGCCGCCCACGACGACAAGGCGCTGCGCTTCTTCCTGAAGCGCGTGTTCGTGGTGACGCCCGAGGATGCCCACGACACCCCCGTGTGCCGCGAGAGCCACGCGGAGGGCTTCTCGGAATGGCCCCGGTGCCTGGACGGGGTGGTGCTGTCCGAGCTTCCCGGAGTGTCTCCCGTGCCCGGCGCGGGTGCCTCCGCGCACCAGCGGTTCCGCGATATCGCCCGGGGGGTCTGCCCCTGCCGCTGCCACCCGTTCCCCGCCCAGCGGAAGCGCCTGGTCCCCGGGCTGGGGTGGTATCGGTGAGGCGCGACCGGTTCACCGACCCCGGCATGAACGGCGATTTCCTGCGGCTGGTGGCCGAGCGCGTCTGTGTCCGGTTGCAGATCGACCGGGATTTCATCCACAGTATCGAGATGACGGAGCTCCCCAACCTGCTGGGCGACCGGCTGGCCGTGCTGCTGGAGGCCCGGATCTACGGGGAGAAGCTGCCACCGGTTACCAAGACCCACACCATCGAGATCCCGGCCGACTGGCGCCAGCACTGGAAGCGCGATCACGCCGATGTCTGGTGGGCCCGGTGGTGGGTCCGGCGCCACCCGCCCCGGCTGTGCAAGGAGACCCTGAGCACCACCTGGGACGCCCGGGCCAGCTACCCGTGGCTGCGGGCACGGACCCAGCCGGTGCCGTCCGACTTCGGACAGGCCGTGTTCGTCCACCTGCCGCCCCAGTCCAGCTACACCAGCGAGTACCTGGGCGTGAGGGACCAGAACCTGTGAACGCCCGCGACTTGGGTCAGGGCCGACTGCGGCGCAGCCTGGACCCCGGCGCCCCCACACCACCCTCCCCCTATTCGCCGTTTCCGCCGGGCGTCGAATGGGGGAGGGTGGTATACGGGCCCCGCCGACGTGTACCCTGGTGGCGTGACCGGATCCGCCGACGCCGCAGGTGGCGATAACCTCAACGCCACCCGCCGCGACCGCATGTCCAAGGGCTGGCCGTCGGACGTGGGGTCGGCCAAGGACGACCCGTCGGCGGCCCAGGGCGTCAACCAGTGGCCGGGAGCCAACCGGACGACCAACAGGCAGCCCAGCGCTCTGGAGTACCAGACCTATGAGACGGTCCCCGGCCAGCAGCAGCACGTCACCCACGACAACCGCGTCGTGGGCTATGTCCAGAAGTACGCAGACCCCGGCCACGGGCCCCTGTGGTCGGGCGTCCTGCACCCCGACGTGCACGCCCTCAACCCTACCCACTCCGCCAATCAGCGCGGTTTCGTCCACGCGGCCGACGCCGCCCACTGGGTTATGGACCGCCACCGCGACGTGGCCCAGATCGAGAACGTCGGCAACTGGCGCCCCGCCCCGGGCGGGGGACCGAATCTTCCGGGACATTGACGTGGACCACCCCGACGGCTTCCTGACCGCCGAGCAGTTCTACCGGTCGATCGAGGCGGTGGAGCGCCAGCCAACGAACCCCGCACAGTACCTGATGCTGCCCGACTGGTTTCCCGCCGCCCAGCGCGACTTTGCCGACGAATGGGCGAAGCAGCACGGCTGGGCGGGGGTGGCGTACCACACCCGGACCAAGAGAGGCCGCCCCTGTGTCTGAGAGTCCAGAGGAGAGGCGCCGGAAGGCCCGCGACCGCCAGCGAGATAAGCGGTCTACCCCGGAAGGCCGCCGTGCTTGGAATGATCGACATAATGAGCGCACTCGTGAGGCACGCCGCAAGTTGCGCCTGTTGGTTCTGGATTACTATGGTGGGGCGTGTGCGTGCTGCGGCGAGAGTCGAGAGCCGTTTCTGGTCATCGACCACATGGACGGTGGCGGAAACGACCACCGCGAGGAGATCAAGCCGTCTGCCACGCACGGCAGGGGCGGCGGTGGAGCGCACATGTATAAGTGGCTCGTGGCGAACGACTTCCCGCCCGGGTTTCAAGTGCTGTGCGCAAACTGCAACATGGCCAAGGATCGTCCGGGCGGATGCCCGCATACCTGGAAGGAGGACCAACACCACTATGACTGACAAGGGCAAGAGCGGCGAAGGGCACAAGAGCCCCGGGCCGATGCACTCGAAGGCGCAGTGGCGACAATAGGCTTCCTGTTCGCCACCAAGAAGCCGTTCGCCCACAAGTGGGCCGAACAGGTCGTGGCCGAGCGCGGGCCCAAGACCGGCTACCGCAGCCTTCCCGAGCGCAAGGGCGCACACAGGTGACCCTCCCACTGTCCGGATCCATCGGCCTAGTCAACGTCAAGGGCCTGGTCGGCGACCTCATAACCGTCGGCGAGCGCCTCGACGGCAGCTCCGCCGCCGCCGCAGCGTACGACCATGCTTTCGTGCTGGTGTCCGACAACGCCCCCGAGCGCGGGGGATCCTCCGTCATCCAGGCCGAGCCTGGGGGCGCGAAGCTGTCCCCGTTGTCCCAGTACAGCGGCCGGGAGGTCTTGTGGCTCCCGTGCCCCCCGGAGAACTCCCGGGCCGTCGTACAGGCCGCCGTCTCCTACACGGGCATCCCCTACGCCTACGCGGACTATTTCGCGATCGCCGCCCACCGCCTCGGGTTCAACCCCCGCCGACTGATAGCCCAGATCACCGTGTCCCGGCACATGATCTGCAGTCAGCTGGCGACCGCCGCAGCCACCAAGGGCGACTGGGTCCTGTTCCCGAGCAACCCGTGGACCGGCTACATCACCCCGGCGATGCTGGCTGCCCTCGACGTGCCGGGCAAGTTCACCGAGGTGCTGCCGTGACCGGGCAGGGGGGTGGTGTGGGCGCTGCTGGCGCGGCCCCCGGGCCGGGGGACCGGCCTGCCGACCGGCTGCACTACCTGGAGGGCCAGACCTCCGAGACCTTTGACCCGCTGGAGTACATCAAGAGCAAGAACCTGGTATGGAAGGACCAGAGCCTGCTGGCCAGCCCCGACCCCGAGGGCACCCTGTGGCGCACGGCCCAGACCAAGCTCGACCCGATGCTGTTCGCCCTGGTGTACCTGCGCCACCACCTGCGGGCTCCGGCCACCCGGAACCAGATCACGTTCTGTGACGCCCACCTGGATTGGTGCCGGGAGGCGCTGGGGTGGGTGGTGCCCCCCACCGGCCCCCGGGAGAACCGGGATGTCTACGTGGCCCCCCGCGAGCTGGGCAAGTCCACGTGGTTCTTTCTGGTCCTGCCCCTGTGGGCCGCCGCTCACGGCCACAAGCGGTTCATCGCGGCATTCGCCGACGCCGGTACCCAGGCCGAGATGCACCTGTCGACGTTCAAGAACGAGCTCGAGAACAACACGCTGCTACAGCGGGACTTCCCGGACCTGTGCGAACCGGCGACCCGGTACCGTGGCGCCACCCAGTCCGACACCAAGGGCCTGACAATCCGCAAGAGCGGGTTCGTGTTCGGCGCGCGCGGCGCCGACTCCAAGACCCTGGGCATGAAGGTCGGCGAACGCCGCCCCGACATGCTGATCCTGGACGACATCGAGCCCGGTGAGGACCAGTACAGCGAATACCAGGTCGCGGGGCGCCTCACCACCATCACCGACGTCATCTTCCCGCTGTCCGAATACGCACAGGTGGTGCTGGCGGGCACCGTGACCCTGCCCGGGTCGATCGTCCACCAGCTGGTCAAGTCCGTGACCGAGCCGGAGGAGGACCACCCGGAGTGGATCGAAGAGCAGAACATGCGGGTGCACTACTACCCGCCGATCATTCAGAACGAGGACGGCACCGAGCGCTCGATCTGGCCCGCCAAATGGCCCATCGAGTACCTCAACGCCATCCGGCACACCCGCAGCTTCCTCAAGAACTTCGCCAACAGCCCGCTGGGTCTGGACGGCGACTACTGGACCAAGGACGACTTCGTCTACGGCGAGCTCACCGGAAAGACCCGGGTGATGCTGTCGATCGACCCGGCCGACAAGACCAAGAAGACCAGCGACTGGACCGGGATGGCCGTCGTGGGCTGGACACCACCCCTCGCCCCGGCCGACCCGCGCAAGAAGGCGATCGACGTCGGCGATCTCCAGGCCGCGATCAACGGCGGTCTGGGTATGTGCGAGGTGATGTACGCCCGTGCTGTCAAGCTGGTCGGCGAGAACCTGCGGGCCGAGGTGCTGCGCGTCCTGGAGATGTTCCCGGAGATCGGGCTGGTGCTTATCGAGGTCAACAAGGGCGGCGAGCACTGGCTCGACATCCTGCACCACCTGCCCTGCAAGATCCAGATGATCGACCAGGTTACCGACAAGCGGACCCGGGCGTCCCACGCGCTGGCGCACTACCAGCGGGGGAGGGTGGTGCACAGCAAGCGCCACGGCACGGCCGAGGAGCAGATGGTCAGCTTCCCGCGCGGGCCTAACGACGACCTGGTGGACGCCGTCGGCTCGGCGGTCACCCGCCTGCTCAAGCGGAAGGCCCCGACGGGGATCCGGGGCCAGAACGTGGGCACATACGCGTGAGGCCCGGCCGGTCGGCCGGGCCCCGGGTCAGTTCACCCCGTGGTACCTCATCGATTTGGCGATGTTGTCCAGGGTGTTCTCGTCGCTCAGGTCCTGCTGCCCGGAAGTGTAGCCCTGGTAGTTGGGCAGGTATTTCTTGACGTTGGGCTTCTCTCCGCCGGTGACCCACAGCCCCCACACCTCGGAGTCCGCCACGTAGTGGATGCGGTACAGGCCCCACCATCCTTTGGCTACCTTGACCCCGCATACCAGGCCCCCCAGCACCCGGTCGTCCGTGTACATGTTGATGGAGATCTTCATCTCTGGCTGTCCTCCTGTTCCCAGATCGTGGAGTAGTGCTTGCAGTGGGCGTGGGTGCCCGGGGTCGGGCAGTCCGGGTGGTTGCACGGCACCTGGTGGTCCGGCAGGCTCGACTCGAGGTGCTCGGTCAGGCAGTGGTAGCAGAATATCCTCTTCACGGCGGCTCCTCCGGGAGACAGGGTGGGGGCGGCCGACCGGCCGCCCCCGGTGCTGCGTCAGACCGTGCGGACCGCCTTCGACAGCGCACCCAGCAGCTGGTCCAGAACCAGGTCGCAGAACAGCCGTTCGTCGTCGTCCTCCGCGCCGTGGCTGTACGAGCTGTAGGCCCGCTCGGCCTGCTCCGCCAGCACCCGCAGCTCGGCGGTCGGGACGTTCAGCACGATCTGCGTGGTCTCGTTGTCCATTTCGGGCTCCTTCAGTTCGGGGAGCGCCCCTCGCTCCCTGTTAAGACCATTCTACCATGGGGTTGCCTCCCTGTCAATACCCCCGACACGGGGGCGGCCCGTCCCCGGGCTGGGGACGGGCCGCCGGACGGTCCCGGTCAGCAGTTGGTCTCGACCGTGATCCGGAACGACTCCCCGCCGACCCCGGCCGTGTCCTGGATCCCGCCCTCGGTCACCAGCGCCACCAGCCGGTCGATGTTGAGCGGGATCAGCCACTCGCCGGGGGCGTCGGCCTGCGACCAGGCGTCGTTAACCAGGGTGGTCCACGGGGTGTCGGACATCGCCGTCTCGCCCAGCCCCAGGAACTCCTGGACCACCTTGCACGCCAGGTCCCAGTCGGTGACCGGCTGGAACTCGCCGCCGTTGTTGACCTCGATCTTGGCCTGCCACCCCAGCGCCAGCTCGCGACCGCCCGCGTTGTGCGTCATCTCGGTTCTCCTTCTTCCGAGGGCCGGGCCCCTCCCGGCCCCTCTGAATAAAATTCTATCATAGGTTTGTCTCGCTGTCAAGTTAACATGCCGATGCCCCCGACCTGTCCGGCCGGGGGCATCGGAGGCGGGACTACTGGGGCCAGGACCCGGTGTTCAGCCAGGTCGCCAGCAGCCACGCGGCGCTCATCCCCGTGGGGTTGTCGACGCCCGCGAACACCTCGCGGTCCCGCAGGTACACCGGGCCGTCGTGGTCGCGGGCCGCCTGCACCAGCTGCTGGACCTCCTCGCTGCCGACCACCCAGGACATGACCTGGTACCGGTAGGCGGGCAGGTAGATCGCCCGCCGGGCCGCGCCGACGTCCTCGATCAGGTCGGCGGCCGGACCGGCCCAGGCTCCGCGCGGCACCCGGCCGTGGCCCCGGCGCCAGTCGCCCGCCATCGCCAGCTCGTCCGGCCCGCTGACCGGCCCGTGGACCTTGGTGCCCTGCCACAGCGCGGCGACGCTGACCGCCGTGCAGCCGTGGTACCGGTGGCTGTACTTCCGGTTGCTCGGGTTGGCCCAGATCCACTGGAAGCTGTCGCCCGCCAGGTCGGTGTCGTCGCCCGTGCAGATCGCCACGTTCCACGCGTTGTCGCCGGGCATGTCGTCCTTGATGCCCGCCGCGATGAACTCGCCCATCTCTACCACCTTCGACCGGGGGCCGCAGTCGGCCCCGATTACCAAAATCCTATCACATCCTTGTCCCGCTGTCAATCCCCCTGAGCGGGGCGCCCGCTTGGTCGGCGGGCGCCCCGGCGGTCACGCGCCCGGGTGTCCCTCGGGCCGCGCGGCCGGGTGCGTCGCGGCGATCCCGATCTCGTCGGCGAGCCACGTCCGCATCTCCGGGTCGGCGACGTGGTGCTTGAGCGCGTCGGCGATCCGGCACGCCTCGGCCTCGGTGTTCCCGCCCGCGCGGAGCGCGTCGATGGCGGCGGTGATCTGCTCGGTCGGGATCCCGTACCCCTCGGCGATGTTTCGCTCGATCGCCGTGGCCTGGCGGGCGGGGGTGGTGTTCGGCATCTCTGTCTCCTCTGGTTCGGGCGGCCCCTCCGCCCTGTTGGGACAAGTCAACCATCCCCTTGTCTCGCTGTCAAGATCAGCGCAGACTGCGCACCATGATGTCGGCGATCTCGCGCAGGTCGTCGGACGTCTGGCTGTCCTTCGACCCCGCGTGCGCCAGCAGCATCCCCATCGCTAGCGCGGCCTGGTACTTGGTCAGCCGGAACTCCACCGTGTCGTCGACCGGCTTGTTGAACCCGGCCTGGATCACGGCCAGGTCGGCCCCGAGCCACTTGACCCACAGCCGCAGGTCGGACAGCTTGGGCGACACTCGGCCGCTCTCGTAGCTGCTGAGCATGGACTGGCTGAACCCGATCTCGCGGGCGGCGTCCACCTGCTTGGTGCTGCCCCGCATGTCCCGCAGGACGGATATCAGCGGGTCGATCTCGTGCTGCTGTTCAGCCACCTTGGCTCCTTGGTCGGCCGGATACCCCCGGCGTGGTCTGTGGGGACATCCCACCACGCGGGTTTCCAGACAGACAAGCTCCCGCCGGTGTCCGGCGGGAGCTGGCAGGGCGCGTGGGTCAGTCCCACTCGTACATCTCCGTCTTGTTGTTGCGGTAGTAGGTACCCCAGTGCCTGCCCGGGTGCTTGCCGGTCGGCCCGACCATCACTGTGCACACCAGCGGAACCCCCGGAACCGCCGCTGTGTTGACGCTGCCGCACTCTGTCTCGGGCCTGTGGCCGTTGACCTTCATTTCCCCTCCCAAAAACGGGCCGGGCCGCCCCGTGTGGGGCGGCCCGGTCAGCACTACTTGCGGATGGTGACCCCCGGGTCGTCCGGTCCCATCGACCAGATCTCATTCCCCGGCTCGGTGATATCCTCGATCTCCGCCCAGGTCGCCCGGATGTCGACGACCTGGATCCGCGCCCCGGGGTCCGGGTCGTTGTACCCGATCGCGTACCCCTGCCGGTCGCCGACCGGGTGGGCCTCGATCCACTCGCGGAGCTGGGGGACCCCGACCGGGGTGGCCAGCTCGCCCTCGGTGCTGGTCGGGGCGACGAACCCGTCCTCTATCGGCTCCCCGTCCGCGCCGACCAGGGCGCAGAACTCCATCCGCATCCCCTCGTCGATCCGCTCCGCGATCTTTTCGGTGTTCATCCTGGTTCCCTTCCCGGGGCGGCCCCTCCGCCCCCTCTGAATAAAATTCTATCATAGGGGTTGCCTATTTGTCAATATCCCCGACACGAGCCCGCCCGGCCGCAGGGTGCGCGGCCGGGCGGGGGGTGGTGTAGCGGGTCAGCGGGCCTTGGGGTGCGCCCGGCTGGTGTGGGCGTCCAGCGCGGCCTGCGCGCCCGCCTGGGTGTTCATCTTCGCCTTGAACGTGCAGTGCGGGCAGCTCAGCTCGACGTCGCGGGTCTCGGCCATCTCGGTTCTCCTTCGGTGGGTGGGGGCCGGACCCCGGGCGGGGTCCGGCCGGTGGTGCGTCAGACCCGGCGGCAGCGCTGCTGGTGGACCGCCAGCGCCTCGGCGGCGGCCATCCGGGTCCCGTACCAGTTGGTCGTGAACCCGCAGACGCACTGGGCGTGGAACATCGAGCTGACCTGGGTGGGCGACCCGATCACCCCGTCCGGGCTGACCTCGACGTACTGCGTGGTCAGCCCGGACCGGTTGGCCTCGGACTGCGCGGCGTCGGCCGCCGCCCAGCTGTTGCCGTGCTCCGAGACGAACACCCCGCGCCCGTTCCGGACCTGCCACTTCGTGTCGGCCATCTCTGGCCTCCCTTCCTGACGGGGCGCCCCTCGCCCCTTCAACCTCCATTCTATCATGGACTTGCCCGTCTGTCAATATCTCCGCGTCCGTGGTCGGCAACCCTCCGGGGGTGATTCAATAGACTGCAGTACCCCCGACCCGACGCGAAGGAGCCCCCTGGTGAGCGACACCGAGGAGGTGCTGGCCAGCAACCCCGACCTGATGGAGGGGCTACAGGCCCTTGCCAACGGGCTGCCGGACTACCACCGGGCCGAGATGTACTACGAGGCGACCAACCCGGAATTCTTCGCGTCGATCCGGCTGCGCCGCGCGCTGGAGCGCACCGGCATCACCTTCCGGTTCAACCTGGCCAAGACCCCGGTCGACGTGATGGCCGACCGCCTGGAGATCAACTCGGTGATGGTGGTCGGCGATAAGAAGGCTGACCAGATACTCCAGTCCATCTGGGAACGCAACCTGATGGAGCTGGAGTCGACCAACATCCACCGCCGGGCCGGTGAGTTCGGCGACGCGTACCTGATCGTCTGGCCGACGGCCGACGAGGACCCCGAGGACGACCCGGACGGCGGGCAGGACGAGGAGGAGCTGGACTTCCAGCAGGTCGACCTGTTCTACAACAGCCCCAAGACCACCCGTGTCGTGTACGACGTCGAGAACCCGCACCGCAAGAAGTTCGCCATCAAGAAGTGGACGCTCCCGGCGCAGCTCGGGGTGAAGGCCAAGCCCCCCACGCGGGTCAACCTGTACTACCCCGACCGTATCGAGCGGTACGTCAGCGTCCCCAACTCCAAGGGCAACACCCGCCGCGACTGGATCCGGTTCACCGACGAGGAGAGCCCGGAGTGGCCGATCGAGAATCCGTACGGAGAGGTCCCGGTCTTCCACTTCCGGACCGGGACCCCGTACGGAGACCCCGAGCACCGCGCTGCGTACGGCCCCCAGGACGCCATCAACAAGCTGATCATCACGCACGCCGCGACGATCGACTACCACGGGTTCCCGCAGCGGTACTTCCTGGCCAACCCGGACTCCGGCAGCGACGAGCTGGCCGACTTCGACACCAGCGACGACATCAACCGGTTCGAGGACACCGGCCACGACAGCGCGCTGCGGGCCGGGCCCGGCGAGGTGTGGTGGCTGAACGGCGTCCGGCAGGCGGGCCAGTTCGACCCCCCGAACCCCGACGTGTTCCTCCAACCGCTCGACGTGTACATCCGCATGATGGCCCAGGTCACCAGCACCCCCCTGCACTACTTCGACCCCCAGACGTACAGCCGCCTGCCCCCGTCCGGCGAGTCCATCCGCGCGGCCGAGGTCCCGCTGCTCAAGAAGGTCCGCCGCCGCCAGATCACCTACGGCCACGGCTGGAAGAGCGCCATGGCGTTCGCCCTGAAGGTGGCCACCTGGGACGACGAATCCGGGCAGGGGGAGGTGGTGAGCCCCGACATCGAGGTGCGCTGGATCCCCAGCGCCACGGTGGACGACGCGGCGGGCTGGACGATGCTTGGCCTGAAGCGGGCCAACGGCGTCCCCAACCGGCAGATCCTGCTGGAGGCCGGGTACTCGCAGGAGCAGGTCGACGAGTGGCTGCCCATGGGCGGCGAAGACCTCGACCAGCGCATCGACCAGCTGACCAAGGTCGCCACCGCCGCACAGGCGCTGGGCGCGGCGGTCGGCCTGGGCGTGCTGGACGGTGCGCAGGTCGGCCAGATCATCATGAATATGCTCAACATGCCCGTGGAGAAGTCCACCCAATTCGACGAGGGAACGTCATGAGCGGATACAGCAAGGCCGCCCCGTCCGACGCCGACCTGCTGCACGGTGCGGGCCAGGGCGGCCAGGTCCTGCACGACAGCAGCCGCCACGCCGACATCACCGGCGCCACCAAGAAGGGCCCGGATGCGGGCATGCGTGCTACCCTGGGTCGTCCGCGTGCGGGCAGCGACTACCCGGGGCCCACGCCCGAGGACGTCAACACCGCCCCCGGCCAGCGCACAACCAAGATCTTCGGCTCCGGCCGCCGCCTGCCGAACAACCCCAACAACCCCTGACCCAGAGAGGCCGCCCGACTGATGAGCTGGGCAAAGTGGGACCTCGAACACCGAAGCAACAACGTTCGGGTGTCCAAGAGCGCCACGGGCGGCCTCAAGGTGATGTCTGGGGGCAAGCACCTGGGGAACATCGAGCACCGAAACGGCAGGCACGTATCGGTGATCAAGAAGTCCGGTGACCTGAAGTCCGCCGAGCACGCCTCGGCCCAGGATGCCCTGGATCACATCCGACAGGCCCACGGACTCCCCAAGGGCGGAGCCCTGGATTCTGAGAACCTGCTCGCCGGTCTGGGAAAGCCCGGCACCCCCCGGTCGTCAGCCCAGTCTCTTGCCGAGCAGATCCGGAGGGCGCTGGCCCACCCCGGTCCGTCTAAGACACCCGAGGTCAGCTCGACCCGGTCCCGCACCAGCGGGTCCACCATATCGCGGGCCGAGGGGTCCCGGTCTGTGGCTCGGCACAACCTCAAGGCAGACTTCAAGCGACCGGCGCCGGTGAAGGGTGAAAAGGACCGGGCCGACTCGGTGCGCACCACCATCCGCATGGCCGAGTACAACCGCAAGAAGCGGGCAGGGGGCGGTGTACGGTCGGCGGACAAGGTAGCTGCCAGTGTCAACAAGGCCGGTCCGGGGGAGTTCAGCTCTCCGCATGAGCCCGGGACCCTGGAGCACGCGGTGGACAAGGCCAACCACGCTTCGAGGATGGCTGAGGCCAACCCCACGCCCGAGACCCACGAAGCGGCTCGCACGGCCCACGCCGACGCGGCCTGGAAGGCCACCAAGGCCAAGAACGACCCCGCGAACACGTATCATTTGCTGATGGCTCGGCACCACGGTTACGCGGCCAAGGGCGAGCCGACCCGGGGGTCTCTGGGTGAGTCCCACTCCGACGCCCAGGGTGCCCTGTTCAACAACGACCCCCACCATCTGATGTCCCTGTTCTCGGACACCGAGGCCCGGCGCCAGGCGGACCAGCATTACGACTCCATCCGCAACGCAGCAGACAGCGGGCTGACCAAGACCCAGCTGTCTGCCGTCAAGACCTACACCGGAAACGCGTTCAGCAAGATCAACGACCACCTGCGGGGGTCCAAGACGATCACGGACCCTGCGGCCCGCAGCAAGGTCGAGAAGACCGTGTCCGACCTGGATGCAGCCATGTCCAAGCAGGAGCCGCTGGCGCACGATATGGTAACATATCGAGGTGTCAAGAACGCCGATCAGGTATTCGGAAGTCTCGGCAGCCACGTGGGAGGAGAGTTTGCGGACCATGCGTTCACCAGCACCACCACCCACGGTGCAGTATCCAACGAGTTCAGCCACGAGGCCGTGGTCAGGGTGCTGAACCGCCAGGGGCAGGTGGTGTTGAAGCCCCACGACGCTGGAGCGTTCGGAAACGCCAGCGCCGACTTCAGAGAGCTGACCGTCCCCCGAGACACCAGGTACCACGTTGCTGCCGACCGCATGGTGACGCTGCACGACGGTACGTCTCGCAGGGTCATCGACCTGGTCCGCAAGTAGAGTCAGACAGGAGAGTCGAACCTGTGAGCTGGGCAAAGTGGGACGCCGAGCACCGGGGCCTCAATGTCCATATCGGAAAGAGCGCCACCGGCGGCCTCCGCGTGGTCTCGGGCGGCAAGCACCTGGGCAACATCGAGCACAGGGGCGGCAAGCACATCGCCGTCGTCAAGAAGGGGGGCGTCCTCGAACACACCGAGCACGACACCCACGAGGACGCCCTCAACCACATCCGCCAGGCTCACGGCCTGTCCAAGGGCGGAGCGTCGATGAATGCCGAGGCCGAGGCGCTGGTCAAGCAGCACTCGGCCAAGAAGACGTCGTCGGCCGAGCAGCTCGCGGCCCAGATCAAGGCGTCGCTGGGGCACACCACCCCCGCCCCCCATGCGGTCACCGAGTCCAAGGCCAAGAAGAGCACCTCGACCGTCGTCACCGCCGACAAGAGCTCGGCGTCAGTGGTCCACGGCCTGGGCAAGCCCAAGAGCAAGGCCCTGGAGAAGGGCAAGAAGTACCACAGCGACTCGATCAAGACCAAGATCCACATCGCCGCCTGGAAGGACAAGAAGGCGGCGGGAGGGGGTGGTGTATCCGCCCCCAAGGCCGCCGCAGTCCCCAAGGCCGACCCGAAGAAGGCGGCTGAGGAGCACGCCCAGAAGCTCCAGGACGCCGCTCACGCCGCATCGGCCAAGGCCGACAAGTCCGGTACGGTGGGCGACCACAAGGCCGCCGCCGCCGCGCACAACAAGGCGGCCGATGCCTCCCACGACGTCGGTATGTCCAGTCTGGCCGACCTGCACGACGCACAGGCCCAGGTGCACGGGCACAAGGCCCAGAAGGCCCAGCTCGGCGAGGAGCAGCAGGCCGCTTTTGACAAGGCGCTGGCGGCCACCACCAAGGCATCCAGTGAGAAGACCCCCGAGGCCCACAAGGCCGCCCAGGCTGCCCACGAGGCGGCGCTGAAGAAGATCAAGGGCGACGGTACCGACGTCCACGGCCGGTCGGTGTACCACCTGAAGTGGGCCGGGTACCACGACGACGAGGCCCAGAAGCTCACGCCGTCGGGTATCCAGCTGCCTCCGCAGCAGGGCGTGTACGGCAACCTGTCGAACATGGCCTACAAGGCCACGGCACAGGCCAACAAGGAGAACACGTACGAGGCCCACGAGACCGCCCACAAGGTGCACCTCCAGGCATCCAAGTCGGCGAAGCTGTCCAAGAACGACAAGATGGCGCAGATTCATGCCGACGCGGCACAGCAGCACAAGGCCGAGGCCGAAAAGTTGCACGCCGCGCCGAGCACCAGCTCGGCGGCGAAGATCGCGGCCACCGTCACCACTCCCCACTTCGCCTCTCCGCCGACCCAGAAGGACCTGGCCACCCAGGCGGGCAAGTCCAAGAAGGCGGCCGAGGCAGCGTCGGCCAAGGCCAACAAGACCAACACGGCGGCCGACCACCAGGCGGCCTACGAGGCCCACCTCCAGGCGTACAAGGACGCGAAGGCGGCCGGGTTCGACTCGTGGGCCAAGGTCCACATGAACAAGCAGGACGAGCACTACAAGGCCAAGAACAAGGTGCTGACGGCCGGGCTGCCCCCCGCCCCGGCGGCCAAGAAGACCACGGCGGCCCCCGCCAAGAAGGTGGCGGCCCCGGCCGCTGCGGCGCCCACCCCGTCCGGCGGCACAAAGTCCAAGTTGGAGACGGCGGCCGATGCCGCCGACAGGGCGTCCCGGGAGGCAGAGGCCGAACCGACCAAGGAGAACCACCTGGCGGCGGCCGAGGCCCACAAGGCGGCGCTGTCCGCGTCGTACTACGACACCCACGCCAAGGCGGCGAACTACCACCAGATGATGCAGTCGTACCACGCGGCGGCGGCGTCGAACCCGGCCGGGCTGAAGAAGCCCGAGGTGCTGAAGGAGCACAAGGACGAGAAGGCCGACCTGTTCCCCCCGGAGACCCACGGGCTGCACGTCGGGTTCCAGGACACGGCCAGCCGCCGCAAGGGCCAGCAGGCGTACGACTCGGTCACCAAGGCGTCCGCCACCGGCCTGTCGCCGTCTGAGCGGTCGTCGGTCCACGCCTACACCGGGTCCTGGTACAAGAGCATCAACCGCTACCTGCGCAAGCAGGACAGCGGCACCGCCACCGTGAAGGGTCACGTCCAGCAGCTGGACTCCGCGTTCGACAAGCAGCCCCCTCTGAAGGACGACCTGATCACCTACCGGGGCATCAGCGACGCTTCCGAGCTGTTCGGAGACGTCGGCAGCCACGTGGGCGGCGAGTTCCAGGACCACGGGTACGGCAGCAGCGCGTCCAATGCCGCAGTCACCCACGGGTTCAGCTCCAGCGGCGTGAGCGGCGCCCTGGTCCGTATCCTGCACCCGGCCGGGACCAAGGTCCTGAAGCCGTCGGACGTGGGCTCGTTCGGAGACTCCGAACGCGAGCTGCTGATACCCCGGGGGACGAAGTTCCACGTGGCCGCCGACCGGCTGGTGACCGACCAGAACGGCAAGACCCGCCGACTGATCGACCTGGTGCGTAAGGACTGACCTTTGCCCGGCCGTCATACCCCCATGGTACAATGGAAAGAGAGCAAGGAGGCACCACCATGGCCAAGGACCCGCGCCAGCCGCACGGCGGCGACGACCCGGAGGACTCCGGCAGCGCCGACAAGTTCACATGGAGGCCGGGGGAGGTGGTGTGGACCCGTAAGCCCACATCGGCCCAGCAGCTCGCCGGGCGCCTGAAGGCCAACGAGGGCCCGGGCCGCCCGGTCAAGAAGCGGTGACCGGCGGTGGCGGCCGACAGCTCCGGTAACACACCGGCCGAGCAGCAGGCCGTCACCTCCACCAAGCTGGAGAACGTGGCGGCGGTCGCTGCCATGCTTGCCCTGGAGCGCGAGGCCGTCAGTGCGGCCTCCGCCCCCCTGCGTACCGCGATCGCCAACATATTCCGCCTGATGGCCGGGCGGTACGTCATCCTCGCCGGTGCCCTGGACCGCCCGGCCACGCCCGAGGTCACCCGCCAGCTGTCCGAGACTCTGGCCCTGGAGCTGGAGACCCTGCGGGCGATCGACCCCACCCCCGCACTGGAGAAGGCCGCCACCGACGCCAGCCGCCTGGGGCTGGAATATGCAAACAGGCGCATGACAGACGCCTTCCCGGACACCACCCCCCACCCGCCCGAGGACACGGTCCGGTCCCCCGAGGTCGAGCAGCTGGTCCGGGAGGCCCCCGGCCGCATCTCCAAGGCGGTGGACGACGCCCAGGAGTTCGCCGAGGCGGTCCCGGCAGCCGACTGGGCGGGGGTGGTGCAGCAGGTGGGCAAGGCGGCCCAGGCCGCGACCAGCCTGGAGAAGACCACCGCGCAGGTGGTGGCCACGGCCCACAACGACAGCATCCAGTCGGTGGCCGCCGCCAAGGGGGCCCGCCTGCTGTGGGTGGCCGAGCCCGATGCGTGCGTGGTCTGCCTGGCCCTGTCCGGGCATCTGGCCGACCCGAACACCGGCGAGTGGTTCGACGAGGAGGCCACCTTCGGCAAGCCGGGGTCGGCCATGCGGGTGTGGCCCCCCGGCCAGCCGCTGAAGGGCCCGCCGCGCCACCCCCACTGCCGGTGCGTCCCCGAGCTGTGGTTCGGGGCGTCCCTGCCGGTGGGCCACCCCGGCGAGACCTCGCTGTACAACGCCCCGGACCTCGCAGCACAGGTCGACCTGCCCGCCGCCCTGCGCCGCGAGGCCAAGCGGTCGGTCCTGTACGGCTGGTCCCTGCCGTCCGAGTCCGGCACTGTCCGGCTGAAGGCGGCCGAGCGGCTGCTGGCCAAGGGTGCCGGGCTGCCCAAGTCGGTCGAGGAGCGGGCCCGGAAGGCGGTCAAGGCCGGGAAGTTCGACAACCGGATACACCCGTCCAAGAGGACTGCGAAGCGGTAGTGTCGATGTTAAACTGGGTGCCAGTCCGTGGATGCGGGCAGTAAAGGTCCCAGTTGGGAGACACACGACGTGAATCACCCCCGCCTGACGCCCGTTCCGGGCACCCCCATCGGCTACCTCGCCTCGGGACAGCCGGTGTATCCCTTTGCCGGGGCGTCCCCGGACGACGACACCCTGGAGGTCGGCCCCGACGACGAGCCGGACGACGTCGAAGACGAGCTCGAGGAGGACGACCCCTCGGACGATGAGAGGGAGTACCGGCCTCCGTCCCGCGCCGAGTGGGTCAAGGTGCAGGCGTCCCTGGTCAAGGCCAACGGGTCGGCCAAGCAGCGCCGGGAAGCCATGGCCGCCCTCCAGAAGCAGGTCGACGAGCTGCTGGCCGAGAAGGCCGAGCGCGAGACCGACGAGGAGCGCCGGGCCCTGGCGAAGGGGGCAGTGAAGCCCGGCGACAAGAAGAAGGCGGCGGGGGGTGGTGCAGCCCCGGTCCTGCCGGACGGCGTGTTTACCAAGACCCAGGTCCGCCAGCAGCTGGCCGCCGCCACCAAGGAGGCCGAGGAGCGCGTCGAGGGCAAGTACCGGGACATCGCCGTGAAGTCGGCGGCCCGGGCGGCCCTGTCCGAGGCCGGTGTCCAGGGCGGTGGTGTCTCCCGGCTGGTCAAGCTGCTGGACCTGCACGCGGTCGAGCTGGACGAGGACGGCGACGTGTCCGCCGGGCTCGACGAGCAGATCGAGGAGCTGAAGCAGGAGTTCCCCCAGCTGTTCAAGGAGCCCGAGCCGGTGCGCCCGGTGCGGCGGAGGGCCGCCGCGCCCCGGGGTGCGAACGGCGCCGGTCGCGAGGCGCTGCCGGAGGACACCGTCCGCCTGTCGACCGCTGAGAAGATCGCGCGCCAGGCGTTGGGCAGCAGGTAGTGGCACCCCAGATGTTGACGTGGTAACATAGTACCAGCCTGCGGATGCGGGTGGATTGACCTGGATCGGTCAAAGAAACAGACAATCCACCCACACCCCAGGAGGGACGCGGAATGTTCCGCATCAACCTGCTGGCGTCCGGACCGGCTGTCGCGCCCAAGACGCTGATCGGTTACCTGGACTCCGGCGCGCCGGTCTTCGCACTCGCGGGTGGCGCCCGCGACACGATGGAAGCGTGGATCCCCGAGGAGTTCGACTCCCAGGTGATCATGCGCGTGAACCAGATCTCCGGCGTCGAGGCGCTCGGATCCCCGGTTCCGATGAACTCCGAGACCCGCTCCGTGCCGCGTTCGGCCGGTGTCGGCGTGGCTCTGGTCGCCAAGGGCGGCACCTACAGCGAGGACCAGTCGGTCAACGACTCGGTCATCCTGTCGGCCCAGAAGTTCGGCCAGGCCGTCCGCATCGCGGAAGAGGACATCGACGACTCAATCGCCGACGTCATCGCCACGAAGCAGAAGGACTGGGCGACCTCGTACGGCAAGATGTTCGACAACGCCTGCCTGGCCACGTCGGCCGCTGCGGGCGCGGGCGTCCCGTTCAACAGCGTGTACTACTCGCTGACCCAGTCGAACTCGAACACCGGCTACACGGCCAACTCGAACCTGACCCAGACGGGTAGCGCGGGCACCACCTACGCCACCCTGTCCCAGTCCCTGGGCAACGTCGAGCGCGGCAACTACTTCGACATCTCGGAGATGGTCTGCCTCGCGCACCCGGCGTACCGCAACCTGCTGCGGAACATCAAGGACTCCAACCAGCGCCCGATCTTCCAGGAGTCGAGCGCGGGCTTCCCCGGCGGCGGCATGGCCGCCAGCCCGGACACGATCTTCGGTATCCCGATCCACTGGTCCCTGGGCGCGATGACCTCCGCCACGGCGACGCCGACCCCGACCGGCAACCCGCTGCTGATCTGGGCGAACCGGAACTACATGATCGTCGGCCGCCGCTCCGGCCCGGAGTCGGTGTTCATCGACGGCCGCAACGGTCTGTCGGCCCTCACCGACGAGTCGATCCTGAAGATGCGCGCCCGGCGCGCCTTCGCGGTCGGCCACGAGGCCGCGTTCTCGGTCCACGAGGACAACTCCGGCAACATCAACCTCTGATCGGGGCCGTCCTAGACGGCGGGCGGCGCCTTCAGGCGGGTCGCCGCCCGCTCCCCGGTCCTCCAGAAACGGAGACCCTCATGGCAGATTTCACCGGCGGGCAGTTCCCCTCTCTCGACGGCAATCCCGAAGCCGAAGTGGCCCAGCGCACCGAGCTGCCGACCGAGGGCAGCTGGTTCCGCAAGCAGTTCGTCGTGCACAACCGGTCCCACACCCGGGACCTGTCGGAGGACCACGAGGTCCATCTGGCCAACCTCGGGTCGGTCCTCCAGGATGCGCTCCAGCGCGGGCTGCACCCCAAGGACGCCCCGGAGCTGGAATCCGAGGACGACCACGACTGGGAGAAGGACACCACCGTCCTGACCTACCGGGTCCCCGTGGTCCCGGCGGTCGCCGACGACCACCCGGAGACCACCGTCACGCCCTCGGTGCTGGCCTGGGCGCTGGCCCAGCGGGCCGGTCACGACCAGGACGAGCCGGTCATCGCCCCGGTCCCCGAGCCCAAGGCTTCCGCTGAGGAGCCGACGGAGTGACCCTCTCGACCAACCAGGGTGCGACGGCGGTCGTCCAGTCCTCCTGGTCGGTCGGCGGCGTCCCCACCGACGTCAGCAACCTGACCGTGGCCGTGTCGGCCGTGTCCGACGGGTCCCCGGTCGTCTCTCCCACCGCCTCAGGCATCTACCACGCCAGCACCGGCGAGTACACCTTCAGCTGGGCCGTGCCCACCACCCAGGCGGTCGGCGACTATCTGGCCACCTGGTCCGGGACGCTGGCGGGGGTAGCGTCCACCCAGCAGGTGGTGGTCACGGTCCAGGATACGAACTTCGGGTTCCCCAGCTTCCTGACCTGGTGCGACATCTCCCTGACCGAGGGCCCCATGGACAACCGGGGCACGATCCACGCGGTCGACCCGGTGGCCTGGGTCAAGTCCGTCACCGGCCAGACCCTGACGATGGACAGCATCAACCAGGGGCAGCAGGTCCTGAACCTGTACAGCAACTATACCCCGGAGTCCAGCGGGTTCAACATGCAGCCGTTCGACCTGCTGTGGCTGCGGTACGGGCTGGCCTATCAGTCCACCTGGATGACCCAGCAGCCGGGCCTGCTGTACCGTGCCGGGGTTACCTCGATCTCCCAGGACGGGCTGTCCACCAACTTCGCCGACGCGCGGGCCATCATGCTGGCCCCGTTGGCGGTCCGCGCCCTCAAGCAGCTGTCCTGGCAGAAGTCCCGCTCCCTGCGGGTGCGCGTCCCGTTCATCGACGACCAGACGCCGATGTCCTCCGACCCGGACGCCGAGGCCAACGACCTGTACGAGCGCTGGGTGGACATGTACAACTTCGGGTATCGCGGATCGTCGGTCCCGTAATGGGCCGCTCCGCCGACGCCATCGCCCTGCGCGAGCAGGTCTACCAGCAGATGCTCCGCAAGTTCCCGCCGGACTCGATCGCCTGGGTCCGGCAGGTCCGCTGGTCCGGTCCCGCCCAGGTCCCGCTGTCCGATATCGACAGCACCGGCCGGGACAGCTGGCGTGCCAGCCACGAGCCCGCCGGGGTCGAGGAGCACCGCCGCAAGGAGGCGTCCGGCACCGCCCGCCCGATCGTCCTGGTACAGCCCCCCGGCGGCCGGAAGACGATCGTGGACGGCCATCACCGGTTCCTGGGGGCCGAGCAGAACGGGCAGTCCGCCATCCTGGCCTGGACGGCCTCGGTGCCTGCCGCGACCGGCCCGTGGACCGAGACCCACTCGTCCCAGAAGGGCGGCCCGAGCAACTGATGCAGGCAATCCCCACCACCACGGTCAGCATCCTGCGCGGTACCACCGAGACCGACGCGGGCGACATCGTGGACAGCCTCACCCCCAGGTACACCGGCATCCCGGCCTCGATCATGGAGCGGACCCGGAACGGCATCGACTCGGTCAGCTTCGAACCCCGGGTGTACCGCTACACCACCTGCCGCCTCCCGTCGGGCACCGACGTCCTGGACACCGACCTGATCCTGGACGAGCGAACCGGCAAGCAGTACTCCATCTCGGCCGTCTCCCGGCTGGGGTCGTTCGTGCACGTCCCGGACCTGCGGCTGGACCTCCAGTACGTCAACTGACACCACCCCCCTCTCCGGTGTACAATTAACCTGAACTTCACCGACCGAGGGAGACCCCGATGGCCAGCATCCCGAACCTGGGTACCCGCGACCCCCTGAACGCCGACCGCAAGGCGGGCAACGCCAGCAACGGCGTGACCCCCGGCTCGTCGGCCAAACTCCTGAAGGGCGGCGGCTCGATCGGCGGCGCCCAGGAGGCGGGCCACCAGCCGTCGAAGAAGGCCCACCCCCAGGGCCCGTTCGTCGACCGCGACGGCAACCGCTTCCGGATGCCGAGCTGCTGAGCGACGCCCGCACCACAACTGAACCGCACTGCTGCGCCGCCCCCGTTCGACCGGAGTAGATCCGGGAGGGGGGTGGTGTAGCCACCCGACGTAGAGGAGGGTGTGGCAGGTGGCCACCGAGCTGCACTTTGAGGATGACTGGTTTGACCAGTTCGCCATGCCCGCGATCAACCAGGCGGTCATGAAGGTCACCGTCGCTGTCCGCGACGACGCTCGGAAGGTCTGCCCCGTCGACACCGGCGCCCTGAAGGCGTCGCTGGTCGCCCTCAACTCCGGGATCGGCCAGGGACGCGTCGCGTCCCATATGCCGTATGCCGCCGCCGTCGAGCTCGGGTTCAACGGCGTGGTGACGGTGCGGGCCCACATGCGCAACGGCCACCCGGTGCGCGAGCACACGGCCCACATGAACACCCCGGCCCAGCCGTACCTGCGCCCGTCGCTGTACCGCAAGCGCGACCTCGGGGACCTGTGATGGCCACCCGCCGAGCGAACACCGACCTGGTTGCCGGTCTATGGCTGGCCAGCCTGCCCGGCCTGAGCGCCAGCATGGTCGGCACTGTCGTCCCCGAAGGCGCCGAGAAGAATCCGGACCTGATCGCCAGCGGGTTCGTCGAATACTTCACCGTGGGCGGCACCCCCGACATGTACGTGCCCGAGCGCCAGCCGGTGCTCCAGGTCAAGACCTACGGGTTCCCCGTCAAGACCGGCTCCCGGCGCCCGCAGCGGGCCCTGGCCAACGACCTGGCCGAGGCCATCGTGCACGCGTGCCAGGACCCGGCCAGCTTCAACGCCCGGCTGATCCTGCCCAACGACCGGTTCCCGGCCCGGGTCCAGCAGGCCCACGCACTGTCCGAGCCCCGGCCGGTGCCCGACGACCGGGGCTACTGGGCCGTCTACCAATTCGATCTCCAGATCTACTGGGTGGAGCTTCCGTCATGAGCACCAGCAAGCGCCGGTTCGTAATCATCGGGCCGGTCAGCCGCCAGCCCGCCAGCCTGAACGGCCGGATCCTGGTCCACAACAGCCGCCCGGAGATGGAGTTCCTGTTCCCTGGGTCGGAGATCCGGGAGATCGGGCCCGACCTGCCGGAAGCCGACACCATGTCCATCAAGGACCACCCCGACCTGGTGTCGGTCCAGTGGCCGCTGCGGCGCGAGGACTTCCGATGACCCGCACGATCCGTATCACGATGCGGCCCGACCAGCCGGTCGAGGTCACCGACCAAGAATTCCAGGACCTGACCCGCATGGGGGTGGTCCTGCCGGAGACCGCCGAGGAGGTGACCAGCAGTGGCCAAGAAGAGCCCGAAGATCACGGCGTCGAAGCGCCGGGGCCTGAAGACGTCTGACTTCGCCCTCCCGGGCAAGGACAAGGACGTCAAGGGGGCCAAGGGAACATACCCGATCGACACCCCCGGCCGCGCCCGCGCCGCGCTCGGGAGAGCGACCCAGTTCGCCAGCCCGGCGCAGCAGGCGACGATCAAGAAGCGCGTCGCCAAGAAGTACCCCGGCGTCAAGATAGCCAAGAAGAAGTAGCACCCCACACCACCCCCCGTGCCTGAACCGCCTGTCGGGCCGCAACCAAACGAGGAGTACCGGTGTCCGTCACCGTAACCAACCTGATCCTCGGCCCCGGCACGCTGTACTCCGGTCTGTTCGGGGCCGTGGAACCGCTCGATTCCGCCGTCAACCTGGCGCCCCCGTCGTCCTCCTGGACCGACGTTGGCGGCACGCTGAACGGCATCACCCTGTCGGTGGACCAGCAGTACACCGAGCTGATGGTCGACCAGCTGGTCGACTCGATCGGCCGCCGCCTCACCAAGCGCGAGTTCAGCATCACCACCCAGATGGCCGAGCCCACGCTGGCCAACCTGTCGATCGCGCTGAACGGGTCCACCCAGACCTCCGGCGCGGTCACCTCCGGCGGCCAGTACCAGACCCTGGAGCCGCTGTTCGCCACGTCGGCCACCCAGCCGACGTACATCGCCCTGTGCCTCGACGGATACGCGCCCGCCTCGTTCCGGCGCCGCGTGATCGTCCGCCGGGCCCTGTCGACCGCCAAGGTCGACACCGTGATGGACAAGTCCAAGCAGACCGTGTTCACCGTGAACTTCGCCGGACACTACGTCAGCTCGGCCATCGCTCCCTTCCACATGGTCGACCAGACCTCCTGAGAATAGGACCCGCCTGAGATGGCTACCGCCGCCAAGAAGTCCGCCGCCGCCCTGCCCCGCAAGGCCGTGGCCCCGCGCCAGCCGACCGACCGCCCGCGCAAGCGGGCGGCGGTCCAGGACCTGCCCATGCCCGAGGTTGAGGTGCTGGTGCTCTCCTCGGAGGACGCCCCGGCCGAGCCGGACCTGGTCGAGGTCTTCCGGCTGGACGGCAAGCCGTACCACATCGACCGGAACATCGGCGCTGGTGTGGCCCTGCGGCTGCTGAAGGCCATGAAGAACGAGGGCGAGAACGCGGCCCTCGGCGGATTCCTGGTGGAGGTGCTGGGGGACGAGGCGTTCGACGCGTTCGCCAGCTTCCCCGGCGTGACGGTCACGCAGATGGCCCAGGTCATGCAGACCTGTGTCACCGCCCTGATGGGGGACGCCAAGACGGGCCCAAAAGCCTGATCCTGCCCCGCCTGGCGGAGCTGCTGTGGGTGGTAGACATCGAAGGTGACGTGGCCTCGGACCTGTCCGTGTATCACCGGGTCGACGACATGCACGGCATGGGGTCGAGGCGGTGGGCGCAGCTGGTTCCGAGGCTGCCGTACTACCAGGGCGCCGTCTGGGTCTGCTCGCAGGCCCAGGCGCAGGCCCCGGAAGCCCCTCCGGCGACACGAGAGGGGGCGGGGGGTGGTGTAGCGCCCGAGCCCGCCTTCGTGGCTCCGGCAGGCCCGTGGAAGGCGGACACGGTGGTGGAGTCCACCCGCGCGGCGCTGGCGTTCTCGGACATCGGCGACATGTTCAGTTGGGGAACGCCCTAGGAGGGGTACGCACGTGGCAGACGACGGGATGGGCTTCCAAATAGCCTCTGCCTACGTGCAGATCGACCAGAAGTCCGAGGGGCTGCGGGAGAAGATCCAGTCCGCCATCGCCGCCGCCGTCGAGGGCCTGACCATCGACGTGCGGACCAAGGCCGTATCGGACACCCTCCACCAGCAGGTGGCCCAGGCCGTCCACGAGGCCGAGAGCGGCGAGACCATCGAGCTCCCGGTCGAGACCCACGCCGAATCGGCGGTGGACAAGCTCAAGACCCTGATCGATGAGGTCAAGGCCGACGCCCATGTCGACCTGAAGCTGGATACCGGCGGGGCCGAGGCCAAGCTGGCCGAGGTCGCGGCCGAGGAGGAGGAGGTCCGGCGCCGGTCCGAGGACGTCGGCTCCTCCTCCGGGTTCACCAAGCTCAAGGACATGGTCAAGGGCCTGATCGACTCCCTCGGTGAGGCCCGGTCCAGCCTGACGTCGGCGGCCTCCCCGCTTGCCGACCTGAGCTCCCGCGCCAGCTCGGCCGGGGGCGCGGTGGCGTCCATGGCCGGGTCGGTGGGAGGGGCAGTCGGCCCGATGGGGGCGATGATCGCCGCCGCGATCGCCCTGGCGCCCGCGCTGGCCGCCCTGCCCGCCGCGATCGCCGGGTTCGCGGGCGGCCTGGGCGTGGCGATGGTTGCCATGAAGGGTGTCATCGGGGCGATGGGCGCGGCCAGCCAGGCCAGCGCCGGGGCCGGTGCCTCCGCCGCCCAGCTGGCCCAGCAGGCGTTCTCCAACGCGCTGGCCATCAAGTCCGCCGAGCAGCAGATCGTCGACGCCAAGCGCCAGGCGGCCGACGCCGCGATCTCGGCGGCCAACGCCATCATCTCGGCCGACCAGCAGCTCGCCAGCGCCGAGCACTCGGCCGCGATGGCCGCGCAGGAGCTGGCCGACGCCAAGGCCAACGCCCAGAACACCCTCACCGACCTGAACAACTCGGCGGCCGACGCCCAGAACGGGGTGACCGACGCCCAGCTGGCCGCCCAGCAGGCCGAGCAGGACTACACGGCGACCATGGCCAACGGCCTGGCGACCCCGCTCCAGAAGGCCCAGGCCCTTCAGCGGCTGAAGGACGCCCAGCAGGCCCTGACCGACGCCGAGCAGCGCTCCAAGGAGGCCACCGAGCAGGCCAACAAGGCCAACCAGCAGGGTGTCGACGGCATCCCGTCGGTGGTCAACGCCCAGTATGCCTACCAGCAGGCCGTCGAGGGGGTGACCAACGCCCAACGCAACCAGGCCAACGTGGCCCGGCAGACGGCCGAGCAGCAGATGCTGGCGGCCCGCTCAATCCAGCAGGCCGAGGAGAACCTGACCAACACCTACAAGCAGCAGCAGCTGGCGGCGGCGGCTGCGGCACAGGCGGGGGGTGGCGCAGACGCCTTCGGCCAGGCGATGTCGAAACTTACCCCGGTAGGCCAGCAGGTGGTCGAGATCCTGCTGAGCATGAAGAAGGGTATGGACGGCGTCGCCCAGAACGCCTTCCTGCCCGGCATGCTCGCGTTCCTCCAGGACATCCAGCCCCTGATGCCCGAGATCAAGCAGGCCATGACCGAGGTCGGACAGGCCCTGGGCGGGGTGCTGGAGCAGATCGGTGGGCTGTTCCAGAACAAGGAGTTTGTCAAGGAATTCTTCCTGGTGTTCCAGGAGGGCGCCCAGTTCATGTCGACCGTCGGGGGCGGCCTCACCAGCCTGTTCCAGCTGGTGACCCAGGCCGCGTCCCAGGCCGGGCCGATCATCCAGGCGCTCGGCACCGGGCTGTCCGAGATCATGACCGGGCTGGGCGAGCTGTTCGTCGGACTGACCGACAACAGTTCCGGAGCGGCCCAGGGCATCCAGGCCGTCCTGGGGTTCATCGGCGACCTGCTGGGACCGCTGGGCCAGATCGTCGGCATGCTGGCGGGGGCCCTCGGCCCGGCCCTGGCCGCGCTGCGCCCGGCGCTGGACACCTTCGTCAAGCAGTTCGTCGCCGCCCTGGTCCCGATGATGCCCTCGCTGACCAAGGCCCTGCTCGCCCTGGCCGACGTGTTCGTGCAGCTCCTGCCGATCATCGAGCCCATCATCCCCCTGCTGGCCCAGGACCTCACCCTGGCGTTGCAGATCCTGGCCCCGCTGCTCGAGGACGTGGCCGGGTTCCTGGCGGACAACGCGGGGTGGCTCAAGTGGGTCGGCGCGGGGTTCCTGGCGCTGTCCGAGCCCGTTCTGACCGTGATCACCGTGATCACCTACATGTGGGACCACTTCCAGGGCTTCAAGGACTTCGTGCAGCAGATGCTGACCGATATCCACAACTGGTGGTTCGACCTGTGGCACTTCCTGGACGGCCTGTACCACGACATCGTGGCCGCCACCGAGGCTCAGTGGAGCCTGGTCAAGCACTTCCTGATCGACCCGATCAAGTCCGCCTACGACTTCATCACCGGGAAGTTCGACGATCTGGTGGGTATCTGCCTGGGATTGACCGCGCGGGTGGCCCGGGCCGGGGACCACCTGTGGGACTTCCTGGGCGCCACCCTGAAGGGGTCGGTGAACAGTGTCATCTGGATGGTCAACCAGGTGATCGACGGCATCAACAGCATGACCGGCGCCACCTCCAGCCTGTGGTCCTGGGCCGGTATCCCCTCGATCGGCAAGATCCCCGACATCCCGCGCCTGGCCGACGGCGGCACGATCACCCACGGCGGCCGGGTCATCGTCGGAGACCGGGGCGAGGAGGAGATCACCCTGCCGCCCGGCGCCACCGTCACCCCCCTGGCTCACCACCCGTCGGGCGGGATGGGCGGGGGAGGGGGTGGTGGAAGCATCGTGATCAACGAGCTGCATGTTACGATCGAGGCCACCGGGTTCCCCGACTTCAGCCGCCCCAACTCGATGGACGCGGCGGCCAAGAAGGCGGCCCGGCAGATCTATGAAGCCATCCTCCAGGTGCAGAGGGATCGCACGTGACCCAGTTCGGTACGATCACAGTCGGGCGCTTCCCCCTGGTGGAGTTCCCGACCCAGGCGGCCACGGACGCCGCCGCCGTCCCGTCGTCCAACTCGCCCACCGGCCGGACGCTGAAGATAGCCGGGCAGGAGTCGTATCCGTCGGCGCCCGAGATCGGCACCACCCCCGCCCAGCTGTCGGCCTGGCGCTCGGACATGGCCGGGCTGGTGAACGAGCTGGTGCCCGTCATATTCACGGACAAGTCCGAGCTCAACGGCTACTACCTGGTCACCGACACCTCCGCCGACCTCCAGAACTGGGAGGGCGAGCAGATCACCCTGACCTGGACCATGGACCTGATGCGGGTGGGCACCGACTATGAGATCGACCTGGAGTCGCGCCTGACCGGCGGCACCCGCACCAACTCGTTCGCGCTCACCGGCGTGAAGTGGCACAGCCCCTCGGTCGGCCACTACGCCTACTACAGCGCCACCGGCAACACCCCCACCACGGTTGCCCGCGTCGGTTCCGACGGAACCCACCTGGTATATGTCAACCTCCCGGCGGGCAACAGCACCATCCCCCGCTGGGGGTGCGCGGTCTCCAGCTACATGACCGGCCGGTGCATGTTCATGGATGAGAACGGGATCGAGCGGTCCGGCATCCTGTTCCGCCAGAACAGCCCCAGCAGCTGGACGCTCCAGAACGGCCTGGTCAAGATCACCCCGGCCGGGGTCGGCAACGGGGTGTTCTCGCTGAGCACGTGGGACCAGGCCCAGAGCGGCGGCGGCTCGGGCAACTACATGTCCAAGAACTGGGACATCCGGTTCAACGGGACCAGCCTGGGCGGTGTCCCGCTGGGCGTGTCGCTGCTGCGCAACGAGCCCGAGATGATCGTGCTGCGCATGATCTTCGCCTACCAGACCACCACCCGGCTGACGGTCGACCTGACCCTGCGGCGGGGAGCCCGCCACGTCGAGGTGTTCGCCCAGGCCCAGAGCGCGGGACAGTTCACGGTGGCCCGCCTGGTGAGCGAGGCGGCCAGCAGCGGGACCGGTTACATCCAGGCTCTCACCGACGACTCCAACGGCAACGTGTACGTGCTCGGGTCTGCCCTGTCGTTCACCTCGAGCCTGGCCAACGGCTCCATCACGTCGTCGGCCTCGGTCCTGTACATGGACGCCATCGTGGGCGCGCAGGCCAACCAGCCCGTGCTGAACACCAACCCGTACTTCGAGACCGACCTGAGCAACTGGACCGCGACCAACGGCACCGTCGCACGGTCCAACACCCGCGCCCACTCCGGCAGCTGGTCGATGCTGCTGACCCCGACCGGCGGCAACACCCTGGCCTACGGCCAGTCGGAGATGGAGCCGGTCACGGCCGGGCAGGCGTACGACGCCACGGCCTGGGCCTGGCCGACCAGCGCCATGTCGAACAACATCGGTGTGAGCATCAACTGGTACAGCGCCAGCAGCGCGCTCCTGTCGACCACCACCAACCAGGCCAACACCGTGAACTCAGGCAACTGGAACTTCCTGGCTGCCAACCGCAACGCTACCGCCCCCGCGTCGGCTGCGTACGCGACCGTCCAGGCACTAGAATCGGGTACGCCCCCGGCGGGGGCCACGGCGTGGTTCGACGAGGTGAAGCTGCGCCCCAGCGTCTCCACCGGGGACACGGCGGCCGACCTGTACAGCCAGTACCTGGCGACGCCCTCGGAGCTGGTTCAGGGAATCCGCCGGTAGGCGGGAGGGGGTGGTGTAGATGGCCGTTACCGAAGTCATCATGGGGCCGGGGTCCTGGTCGATCACGCTGTCGCCGGACACCCCGCGCACCATCATCGACGCATTGCAGTACTTCCAGCACATCGTGGTCTCGACCGGCCGCCACAACCCGGCGCTGGAGGGGTCCAGCCTGTTCACGTCCGGACGCTACACCGGCGTGATCACCGGCATCGACTTCCAGTCGCTCAAGAGCGGCCGGGGACCGGTGATCTCCGGCGAGGGCCTGGCCGGGTGGCTCGGCAACGCCTCCGGGGTCGGCCCCGTGATCGAGGGGTCCAACGCCCCCAGCTCGGCCAACGGAGCGGTGTTCACGTCGGCGGCGTACGCCACGGTGATCAACACCCTGCGCCCGTCCTCGATCGCGGCCGGTACCGTCTACCCGATGCCGACCTCGGCCACCTACACCGGCGCGTTCGTGTGGCAGCTGCCGCTGAAGGCCCTGACCTCGTTTGCCCAGCAGGTGTCCCAGGGGCAGCTGCCCACCCAGGTCGCCGAGTGGCGCGTCAATAACAACGCGACGCTGGACTTCGGCCCGGTGGCCAGCCTGTACCGCACCACCCCCTCCATCATCATCGCCCCCAAGGACCCCGGCGTCGACATGTCGCTGCGCGGGCTGGACGGCACGGCCGAGCTGATCGAGGACGTCAAGGACTACACGACCCGCGTCGTGGTGCTGGCATCCGGCCAGGGCACCAGCACCGCCGTGGGCGTGGCCAACCTGGCAGACATCGGCGCCACCAACCCGTACACCGACTTCTTTGGCAACCCGGTCAAGATGACCCGGATGGTCTCGGCCAGCTCGGTGAGCAGCCTAAACGCCACCGCGTCCGCACAGGCCGCCCTGCTCCCGTACTCGACACCGGCCGACCAGGTGCGGCTGTCCAGCAGCGAGTACGACATCAAGGGCGACCTGGTGGTGGGCGACTACGTCTACCTGTACGACCCCGACGCGGGGTTCGTCGACACCACGTACGAGACCGTATTCCGGGGCCAGCGGATCAACCCCACCCGGCAGCGGGTGATCCAGGCCGACTGGCCGATCACCTCGGACATGACGGTCGCCTACCGCGACCAGAACGGCACCTGGTACGACCTCACCGACTACGTGGTGTTCGAGAACGGCGGCACCACCAACCTGATCGTGGGCGGGTACAACCGCAACCTGGTGTCGACCAGCGAGCCCGTCGGCACCCGGCCCATCCCGGACACCACCACCCCCGGCGTACCCGCGTTCGGCACATTCTTCTCCCAGGTGTACCAGTCGGGCAGCGACGGCCGGACCCGCGCCCAGATCCAGGTCACCTGGTCGACGCCGACCAACACGGACGGCACCACGCTCACGGACCTGGACCACTACGAGATCCGGTACCGTCCCGACCTGAACTCGTACGGCCAGAACCCGTCCTACGCCAGCCTGCACACGGCGGGCTACACATACCAGCAGCTGAAGCTCCAGGGCGGCACCTACAAGCAGCTGATCCCGCAGTCCGTGCTGGACTGGAAGCCCACGTTCGTGGCCGCCGGTATCAACCAGATCCTCATCCAGGAGCTCACCCCGGGCGTCCTGTACGACTTCCAGATCCGGGCCGTCGACTCCGCCGCACCCCCGAACCAGGGGTCCTGGTCGGCCACCACCAGCTTCCGGGCCGTGGGCGACCTGATCGCCCCTCCCACGCCCGACGCCCCCACGGTGGCCAGCAACATGGCCTCGGTCCAGGTCACCTGGGATCTGGGCACCAGCGCGGGCGGTACGTTCAACCAGGCCTCCGACCTGCACCACGTCGAGGTCCACGGGTCGTACGACCCCCTGTTCACCCCCTCGAACGCGACCAAGCTGGGCAACCTCCCGGCCAACATCGGCAACATCACCGGCCAGATCCCGGTGGTCGGGTCGTTCACCATCCCCCCCGGCCAGCCGCCCGCACAGCAGATGTACGTCAAGCTGATCGCGGTCGACGAGTCCGGCAACAAGTCGAACCCCAGCGCCCCCGCCGGGTCGACCGCCACCCTGTGGTCGAACTCGTACATCACCGACCTGTCGGTGTCCAAGCTGACGGCCGGTACCGTCACCGCCTCGATCATCCTGGCGGGCACCATCGCCACCGCGCCCTCCGGCGCCCGCGTGCAGATGGACTCCACCGGCGTCCACAGCTTCGACGCCAACGGCAACATGGGCTTCGACCTCAACGCCAACTCGATCGCCCTGACCCTGGCGCAGACCGTCGGCGGCGGCAAGATCGTGCTGTCCGCCCCGCCGAACACCTATCCGCTCCTGCAATTCTTCGACACCGCCGGTACCAACAGCGGGTTCATCAACGCGGGCAACATCGACGGAAACACGGCCGGGCTGGGCGTGAACGGCGGCGCGTACACCACCGGTGGCAACAGCTATTACCACCGGCTGCTGCTGTGGGGGAACTCCGGCGGTATCTTGCAGACGGTCAACCCCGCCCAGGCCCCGGCGGGAGGAAACTTCACTGTCAACGTGGGCAACGCCCGGTTCGGGGTGCAGAACCCCACCGAGGTCGGCGCGTACAACATCGACAGCACCGGTTTGCACACCGCCTACGGCACCTACGAGAGCCTGGGGTTCGGTACCAACTACGACGCGCTGCTGCCGTTTTTCACCAACGTCGCGGGCGGGTTCACCGGCCTGAGTCTGACGTTTGGCGCCACCCTGCTGAGCCAGCCCAGCGTCGCGGCCACCATCTACGACTCGCACGCCACGAACACGTATGCTACCGTCACCAGCATCACCACGACGGGTATGACGATCACCTACCCGAACGCCAACTCGGTCCGAGTCATGGGATGGATCTTCCGGGTATGAGCCGCATTCATGTAATCGACGTGGTGGACCGCACCAAGGTCGGCCCCAAGCCCCATTGGCTGGTCGGGGTCCGGGCGCCGGACGGCACCCGCATAGCCCACGTGTTCCCCACGGACGCCCTGCACTGGCGGGCGGCCGAATATGGGATCGACCCGGCAGACTCCCGCACGCTGCTGGACATCGTACTGCACGAGCGCCTGATGGCCGACCGGGACCACGACCACGAGGACCCCTCGTTCGTGTTCAGCACCGACGTGGACACGGCCCGCCGGGCCCACCTGGGGAGGGTGGCGTCGGTCAAGGAGCGCGACCTGGTCACCGACCCCGGCGGGCTGCTGGCCCCGATCCACGACCACCACAGGGCGACCCTGGACCCCGAGGCCCACGCCACGCGCCTGGCCCTGGCCGACAAGGCCCGCGCCCGCAACCGAAAGGCCAGGTCCGATGGCTGACACATTTACGTCCAACCTGCTGCTGATCCTGCCGGACCTGGGCGACACGTTCGACTTCAACGCTCACGTCATCGCCAACTTCACCACGCTCGACACGCTGTTCGGTGCGGTCCAGTGCACCAGCACCACCCGCCCCACCAACACCTTCGCCGGTCAGATCGTCTACGAGACCGACAGCAAGCGCTACGTCCAGAACACCGGCACCAAGGCGGTCCCGGCCTGGACCTACATGTCCCACGCCGCGCTGGCGGTCACCGCCGCCACCAACCCCACCAGCGGCCGGTCGACCGGCGGTCTGATCTACGAGACCGACAGCACCTATCTGAAGGTGTGGAACGGGTCGGCGTGGGAACAGAAGGCGTATTCGAACCTGGTCACCACCAGCTCGGCCCACCCGGCCTCGCCGTTCCAGGGCCTGGAGATCTACGAGACCGACACCGGCCTCAACGGCATGTACAACGGATCGGCCTACCGGTACAACGTCGCCCAGGCCTCCGCCACCACCGTGCTGGGCGGCACCACCGCCTCGGTCACCTTCTCCGGCCTGCCCGCGATCTCCGGGTTCCTGGTGCGGTGGGCGGCCCGAGCCACGGACGCGGTGGCCTCCGAGGCCCTGTGGCTGCGCTTCAACGGCGACACCGGCGCCAACTACGCCAGCCAGAAGGTGGTCGGCAACAACGCGTCGGCCTCCTCGGTGGCCACCTCCGGCGCGGCCCAGATCGAGATCGGTACGCTGGTCGGCGCCAACGGCACGGCCAACTACTGGGCATCCGGCTCGTTCGAGGTGAGCCCCGGTGGAACCGGGCAGTATACTACGGCTGCGGGCACCGGCGCGGCGTTCGTCACCACGACCAACTCCTTCGCCGGTTCCTACGGCGGGCAGTGGCTCTCGACGGCCACCCCCACCAGCATGACGGTGCAGGGGGCCTCGGGGTCGCTGGCCGCCCGCTCGTCATTCTCCGTATACGTTCTGCCCTAAGGAGGCGGTAGTGGACGACGAAGAGCGTCCTGTCCATCTGATCATCGACGTGTCGACGGGGGCTGAAACCTACGTCCCGGTCACGGACGCCGAGTGGGACCAGATGCGCCAGCGCCAGGCGGACGCGGCCACGGAAGAGGCCCGGAAAGCCACGGAGGCGGCCTCCCTCGCCCAGCAGGCCGCAGAGCACCCGGACCCGCTCGTGAGGGCTCTCGCTGACCGCGCGGGGCTGTCGTGACCCCCGGGACGCAGGAGGAGGTGCCGTACACCCACGTGATCACGGCGCTGAACAGCCAGCTGCTGATCCGGAACAGCGAGCTGGCGATGGCCGAGGCCCGCATCCTGTCCCGCGACCAGCAGATCCAGGAGCTGCGGGAGCAGGTCCGGGAGCTGAACGTCCGGCTTGGCCAGGTCATGGAGGAATTGCAGGGATCCCCGGAGTAGGCGGTAGAATACAGCACCACCCCCTCCCGGACTGCGGACGGGAGGGGGTGGTGTAGGGTCGTTAGGCGCCTTGGTATAATATGGGCGGCCTCGGCGGCACGGTTCCTCCTTACGGAGCGCGAATGGCCGGTCACTCCCAGTCCGGGAGCGCACCGGCCATCCTAGCATATGGATTGCTACGCGGACAAGTCCGGCGGCGGAACCAAGCCCAGCCTCTCCAAGACCTCGGGGTCCGGGTCCGTCATGCAGACGTACGAGCCGTCCCAGCAGGACCGCACCGACGACCCGTCGGGACGCACCGCGAACTGGGTGCCGTCCGGCGCCACGATCCGGGCCACCACCCCCGGCTCCAGCGGGGCCGGGCCCTCCGCCAGCTTGGCCAGCACCTCGGCGGGGGTGGTGCTCGCGCCGGTCTCATCCCGGACGAACGCACCGCCCCAGGACTCCTGGAGCCATCCTCCGTCCGAGTACACTCGGTACTGGGTGCCGTCCGGGCACACGACGGTGTGGGTCAGAATCGGCTTGGCAGGCGACATCTTGTCCTCCTCGGTGGGGCCGACGACCGGCCCCGCACCGGGAACCCTACCACACCCTTGCCCTCGTGGCAAGCTATGCCGACTGCTCGGCCAGCACCTGCTCCAGCGCCCGGAGCTGCGCGCGCAGCTCCCCGTTGGTGCGCCGCTCGGTCTCCAGCGCGACCTCGAGCATCGCGGTCTCGTTGACCATCACCGCGATCAGCCGGGCGTTCTTGTTGGCCACGGCCTGCTGGAGCATCGCCTGGTCGATCTGGATCGCGTACTGGCCGTCGTCCGCCGGGGCGTCGGCCCGCACCGTGGCCGCGTCCTGGTCCGGCTCGACATCCTGGTCCGGGTCGACCAGCCCGGAACCGACCGCCGCGTCGACCACCACCCGGGCGATCTCGTCCAGCTTGGCGGCCTCCTCGGGGGTCGGCTTGCGGGTGTAGGCACCGACCGGGCGCTTCTTGCTCATGTGAGGTCCTTCGCGATCTTGCGGTAGCGGTCCAGGATGTCGGTGGCGCGCACGGCGTCACCCTGCGGGTAGAACGTGTAGTGGCTGACCAGCGCGTCGCCGACAATCACGTTGTCCTTGCCGACCAGCGGCGGCCGGTGCACCGTGATCCAGTGCTCCTCTTCCGGGTAGTCCAGCACCCCGGGCGGGTTGAGCGTCATGAAGTCGGCGCCGTCGATCACATGGCAGCTGACGCTGAACTGCTGGCGCGGCGCCAGCGGGAAGTTCTGGTAGAAGTAGACGTCCTTGGGGTCGCCGTCCTCAATCAGGCCCAGCAGCAGCCGGTGGATCTTCACGGCGAAATCGCCGTCCCCCCACCCGACCGGGTCCATGCAGAACGGCGACTGCACGACCCCGAACTCCTTCGGGATCTTGCCCAGCTTCTGGGCGTACCAGCTGGTGATGGCGTTGTTCCACATCAACGCGAAGCACGCCAACGTCCCGGGCAGGCCGATCTTCGCCTTGCACAGGTTGTCCACGGCGTCCTCGTGCACGTACACGATGTCGTCGTCGAACCGGAAGAACAGGGTGTCCGGGTCGGCCATGTGCCGGTACGCGTAGCCGGTGTTGCGCTGCTTGGGCTGGAGCCGGGGCAGCCCCGGGTGCCGCTTCTTGAGCTGGATCCACGGGTACCGCCGGGCCAGCTTGTACGCGTACGCCAGGT